GTCAATTCCGAATTGAACAAAGTCAATAGCATTAATAAATAAATCGTCTAAATCGCAAACTACAATAAATCCATTTGTCCCTTCAGCGAATTTCGGTAAATATGTAACTGGAGTTCCTAACATTTTATACTCTCTCTATATCTATGTTAAAATTGGATTTGGTTCAATTGGATTTGGTTTAACAATAAAGGAACGAGTTTGCAATGGGAATGCAAAGTAATATTTAATTCTAAGTATTTGTCCAGGTTGAACTACTACATACGGAGTACTTGCTCCGCTTATCAATACTGAAGATAATAAATAATACTTAGCAGCAGATGTAAGTTTTATGACTAAACCTGCTCTATTAACATAAATAGGAGTAGTCCCTTCGTTCTCAAAGTCTCTATATACTCCAAATTTACTGTACTGGTCTTCTTGGGTAATATCAGAAGTATTAAGAGCAGTAACTGCACTATGAGTAATTTGAGAGTTAGTAAGTTTGTCATTTATCTTATAGTCATTAGCAGAAAGAGAAGTGCCGATTGGTACACTATTGACACTTCCACCAACTAGAATACCAAAGTTATCATCGGTTGCAGTTGCCATTAAGTCTTTGTCTGTTCTTGCGGTAGTAAAATCCCTTGCAGCAGAAGCACCTGAAGTATCAACAATATTTTCGACAGTATTACCGCCAGCGAATTCCGAAGAGAGATATCTCAAGAAATTTTTAGTATACCCAGTAGCATCAGTTACATAGAACCTATAACTAATGTCGATAATATCACTTGAAGCAAGTTCTACCCAAGCATTACTACCATCGGTTATTCTGTCTCTGCAAATTAAAATACTGTCAGTACCGTCAGTTCCAAACAATCCTACTTCAGAAATTTTAATTGCACTTGCATTATTGTTTGTAAATCTTCTTGTTACTCTTAATACAGTACCAGAATCAATATAAGTAGTAGTTGCTCCGTATACTACATTAGTATCGGCAGCAGCAGCAGGATCACCATCAGCAGGTATCTGATTATAAAGTATATTATCTTCATAGCCTGGGTCTCCCCCAATTCCACTATTAGGACTATTTAAGGTTAACCCGCTATTGCCTGCAATATTGCCTATCCAGATTCCATAAACCGAAGGAGTTGGAGAACTAAGTGCTCCTTCTTCTACTTTCATTAAGTGTACACTTGCAGCAGGTGCTCCTCCATCAGCACAGGTGATTGTGCCTGTATTTGCAACATTGCAGAATCCATAATTCAAAATTCTTGCAAAATTACTCACAAAGCTTCTGAAGGGAAATGTCTTATCAAATTTTACATTGCCTCGTTTATCACTAACTTTACAATGTAATTCTGCCTCAAATTGAGGAGTGGCTTTTCTTGTTACTTTATTCGTATTCAGAATTTCAGTCTCGGTTATGATAAAGGGTGCGTGACTTTTCATTTTATTCCTCTTTAACTAATTGTATAATAAACTCTAGGTTTCGGTAAACTGACTGTTTTGTTGGTTGTTATATTCGGATCACCTACTGTCTCGGTAATAAAGTATGTAACGTTTGCTTTCGGGAACTTGGTCATTTCTTCGTTTTCTATTGTATCGTAAATTTGAATTAACTCATAAGCAACATTTGTCTTGGGAAATTGAACTTCTTTGATTTCTACAATTGCCTCTGGATCACCTGCTACTTCTGAGATTTCATATACTACATTTGCTTTAGGGAAAAAGACTTCTTCTTCATTATACACATTTGTTAATAATTCATATCCAACTAATGTTTTAGGGAATAATGGATATAAACTATTTGTCAACCCACTAGTCAAATTATAAACAACATTTACTTTCGGAAAATAGAAAACATTTTCCTTTGTAGTCTTCTCTACCACTGTATATCCGATAGTGGGTTTACTCATTTCTTTTATCAAAGCATAAACTAAATCCCCAGTAGAATTAACAGTTTGATACCATTCTGGTATTGCTCTTGCAACTGCCTGAACCGCAAATCCATAAATTATTCTTCTTTCCTCTTCACTATATTTGCTCATATACTCATGTTCAGCAAAATTGTAGTCTAATTCTTTATAGGAAGAAAGAGCCAATTGCTTAATTTGAGTTTGAGGTAATTTAACTACATCTCCATTATTAAGTACCACTCCGTCCCAACCTTTAGTACCATCTGGATAAAAAGCGTGAGTTACCGTGTCACCCATAAATTGTTTATAAGAGGAAAGCCCCAAATTAAGTGCATTCATTCTGCTCTTTTCACTTAAAGAGTAAAAGTAAGGATGCTTTAATAAAAGGTCATATATTGCTTGTGCTTTCATTATATCACTTTCCAAACCTGCATTTCTACCCAGGGACTGTCTTTAAGCAAATCTCCATCTAAATTCTTGGGGTCAATAGCGTAGACTTTAAGAGCATTTGAATACTTCTGTCCTTTCTCACTATTCTTGAATTTCACTATTCCCATTTTTGCCAATTCCGTTATTGCAAAAGCAATTAGTTCTTCATTGTATTGAGATGGAATAATAGGTTGTATTTCTTCAATATCATAGTCGTCTTGATTAATATCCGATGTATAAAATATATCTACAATATCTTCTTTCGTTCTCGGTGAATAATTAAACCAAATCTTATTGTTATCCCTATATAATACATACTGATTCTGATTTTCTTCAATTGCCTTTACTTTACGATAAACCTGATTATTAATTCTGACTTCATACTCGGATACAAAAGACATTAAAGATAATTCTATATTTTCCTTTACTTTTTCTTGGATATAACTTTCCTCATCTTCTCCATCGGGGACATTAATATAACTTGTAAATCTATATTCCCTTTGAATTAATTGATATCTTCTTGCAACCATTCTGGAAGCACGAAGTAATACCCTTTGATAGATTCCATAATGAAAGTCGTCATAGTTGATATCGTCAACTCTAAGAGCTATTTCGGATATTAGCCTATTATCCATTTAAGTTACTTCCTTCTCTTGATTCTATCTTATCGGCATATCCTTTTAGAATATTCAATTGTCCAGATAAATCCCCGGTATAAATATTTACTTTATCCGACCTTGCAATATCCTGCATACCCTCATTAGCAGCAAAGGTAATAAGCAAATCAACATATTCATACGGGATAGGTACATTGGAATCTATTTTCAAAGTAGGTGAGTCTTTTCTAAAAACTATTGCAATCTCGGAATATTTTTGATTGGTCACTTCAGGAAGCAAATAAATAGAATCATTCAAGAATGTATAGAAAATCTTTCCATTGGCTACTGACGGAGAGTATTGGTCGTTCTTACCGTTCTTAACACTTAAATACTTATCAGGTTCTATATAAGTTGCAGCTCCATCATATACCGTTGGAGTACTGGATGAAGAAGAACTTGTAGAACTACCTGTAGTAGAAACAATTTTCACATATAATTCTTCTACTTCTTCTATTGAGATTTCTTTTCCGCTACTGTCATATATCTTTATTCCCTTCCCGCTTTTTTCACTGTCCTTAACTGTTTGTTCTATTAACTCTTTTTTGGAAGCAAACATAGGAGTAGAAGTTCCCATAAGTTTAGGAAGTATTCTAATTAATCTCGCATACGCTCTTTCCAAATACTTTACTCTATCTTCAAAATCAAATATAGCTCCATCCCCGTTATCGGCAACAGGATCGCCTAATTTTAAAGATAAACTGTAATCAAGTTCTTTTACTGTAATCATTTTAACCTCTATACTAATTTTTTCCCGCTAACTTGCCCTTCGTGAGACCTATAAAAGTAACCGTAATGCCAGTCTAAAACTACTTGCTTTTCACTTTTATTTTCTTTTAACCTATTTATCATATCAACATCTACATACTTTGTTAAAAATTCACAAGGAGGATTTTCAAGAAGATATTCCTTTCTCCACATACCGGTAGGAATAATTCTTTTAGGAGTATATTTTACTTCTGTCTCATTAACTTCAAAATTAGTACAATAAGTAGTAAAGTGAACAGCATCGCTATTGTAGATACCTTGTACCAAACAAAGAACATAGTCTGGAGAAATATAATCATCATCACCAACAAACAAAACATAATCTCCTCTACATTGTTTAATTGCATCATTCCAGGCTTTGCCTATCGTTACAAGTTTATCATAATTTTTCACTACCACAATCTCTACATTCGGATAAATCTGGTCTCTTAAAGAATTAAAGCATTCGCTTAAATAATCTGGATTCTTCAATTGCCTGGAATTAATAACTACAATAGAAACTTTAGGCATAGATTCATCAAAGACTTTCTTTTCACTAAAGTGTTCATTAATTAATTCCGTTTGCGCTAAACAATTGTTTTTATGCTTTTCATAAATAGTATTGGTAAAGTTAATCTTTAAACTATGTCTAACCCAATTTTTATCGTGATTCCTTACTATAACTGGAATTCCATTTTCCTTTGCATAAATTCCAATATGAATATCAGCCATGTTCGGCTCTTTATCCTCTATGCTGAAATTCTTCATTAGAGACGCTTTACAGCCCATTACACCTGTACCTGGCAATAATACCTCATAGTCATTAGAAAGTGTTTCAAAGAGGCTGTATTTCGTTCTATCAGTGTAATAATGACCTATCGGAGGTTTGAACGGAATAGAACCCATAAATGAGATTATACATTTCCCTTCATATTCGTCAATAGCCTCTTTCATTCTTTTAACATAGTCTGGAGGATAAATCAAATCATCATCACAATAAAGCGAATACCCATCTTCAACCTGAAAAGCTAATTTTCCCAAATCACCGATAACCGATTTGGAATCTTCGGTAAACCCCATCTTTACTTCTATCTTTTCACTTCTCAGAAATCCTGGAATTTCGGTAAATCCGTGTAAAAATACATTTAGCTTATCAACCTGTCCTATCAAAGAATCAACAGTATCTTTTAACGAATCTTCTCTTTCTTTGAGTGCAGCCAATGAAACAGTTACCATACTCCATACCCTCTTATAGATGGTAAGTCGACAATTTGTCTAAGAACATACATGCAATTTCTCCTTTAATAATATAGGGAGCATAAAGCTCCCTGTTATTAATAACCTCGTACTTCGTAACTATATCTCAATTCTGCTTTGCTTAAAGAAGCTATTGTAGCAATTCCTTGAAAATTAATTGCTAAGAGTTTAGCCTCGGCACTTGCAATCCAAGGAACCTTCTGGAATAAAGAACTGGATGCAGTAATCAAACTTGCGGAAGCAAGTTGTGAAGAACCAACGGTAGTAGTAGAATCACTAATGTAGAGTTTACCGTTATAGGAAACCAATACATCGGTTAGCCCAGAAGCTAATGAAGCAGCCGTAGCAGATTTTGCCAATAGCTTAGCCATTGTAGCTTCAGTTACTGGATATAGGTTATAATTGCAATACCACCTTTGTAATACCTTTGCAGTGAGACTGTTCATCGGTACTAAAGTAACCGATTTAGGTTTAGGTATATTGGTCGGTACGGCAAGTACACCTGGTGCTCTTCCTGAGATGTGAACAACACTAACCGTACCCTTTTGAGAAAGCTCAATAGGGTCTTCTACCGAAGTAGTTTTCTCGGTTATTGTTCTTCTTGAAATGTCAATACTCATTTTATTTCTCCTTAATTATATATTATTCTAACGGTTGACCTAATACATCCATAGAGGCATACAAGGAAGCATTACTTGAACCATCATTCTTTGTTTTCTCAACAATCGTAAATACCCAATTAGCATCAGGATTTCTGTCAATAAACGATTTAACACCGTGAATAAAACCGTTTCTCTTCAATGGGTTTTCATTATTGATTTCATATATATCTGCTCCAGGATATCCTTTTAACTTGACGGTTCTAAATGTATCTTTATCGTAAAGTACAGCAGCTTGATTCATACCGTTTAGAGACATTTTATCAGACGGTACAACCTCTATTTCCAAGCCACCGGAAGTTCTGAATACTTTACCTTCTACTTTCCATTCCGACTTAATATCTGGTACATTTTGTGTCATAAAGTTAATCATAGTAGTAAATGCAGTATGGAAAGCGTCACCACAAACAAGTACTTTCTTTTGACTACCTATATATCCTTTGCCTTCCATAATTTTATTGAAAATCAATGGATGGAAAGAACCTAAATTAGTTGAACTACCTGCTGTAAATCCAGCGGAATAGTCAATTCCTTTTAATGCAAGATAATGAGACTTAGGAATATTTGTCAATAGACCATCGGTAGTACCAGACCAATACCCGGTTTCAGTATCGTATACTTCAGACTTCTCACCAAATAAAGCCCACCATTCCCAATGATCGTAGAAGTCCTTAATTGCTTGTCTCTTTGAACGTACTAAAGGAGATTCAATACCTAAGTTTTGTGAAATTACTTCGGACATATATTGACTTCCCCAAGCAAGTAAGTGTCTTTGCATAATACCGTGTTGCCAAGTATTCGAGTAATTCTTTACTTTAGCATCAATTTCATCTTCTTTCATTGATTTAGGCATAGGAATAACAAAGGCTTGTTTAGCAGGTACTTTTTTGCCAGTCCCTGCACCCCATACAGCATCAGTAGTATCAGTAGCACCTAATATTTGTACTGAAGGAATAGTGGTAGTAGAATAAGTAAAAGAAGTTCTTTGTTCACCTGCCCAGTTTCTTTGAACTGTAATTTTAGATTTTGCATAGTCAATACCAACTATCTTCCAAATTTCAGGTACTGGAGAATGTTGAGTAGGATTAGGCTGATAGTTGACTACTGCAGTAGAATCAGCACCGGCATCAGTTTTAGTAACATCAGTTCTCCTTGGTTCAACATACGAGAACATACACATTAAAAATTGTCCTACTTCCAAACGTGCTATATCACCAACTTGTTTAGGATTCCCACCAGGCATAGCAGTAGAAATCGGGGTAGTATTCCCACGTATTTTGAAAGTAGCGTGTCCATTGGAATCTACTGCACCTGCAGCAGCAGTTTGAGCATCTAAATAAATTCTCGGTACCGGTTCAGCTTCAATAGGCATACGGTATCTTACATCATTAACTTCATAACCGCCTCCCATCTCAACCGATTCCAATAAAATCTTCATAAAATTTGCTCTACCTTCGGAAACTTTAAAAAGCAAATCTCTTTCCAACATTAAAGGATTTCTTTGGTATTCAGGAATAGTAGCTAAAATACTTCTACCCTGATAAAAAGGAAGGTTCATAGGCTGTTGATAATAGCCCTTATTGGTGCTTCCTCCAGGTACTGGGGAAGTAAACCCTCCGAATTGTGACGGTGTTGCATTATATAAATCAGACATTTCAGACTCCTATAATTTCATAATTAGAGTCCTTTGAGAAATTGTTCTCTTGCCGAAGGTCTTGTAGCTCCTCCCGGTACGGTTGCAGCACCAGGTATTCTCATTGTTTTCGTAGCAAAGTTATACATTTTAGCAAGCATAGGAATTGAGAGTTTCTGCGCCCATTCTTTGAAAGAATCAAGCTGTTCATCATTCCATTTCATTTGTTGCTGTACTTCCTGTATTTGCCTATTTACTTTTTCTTCCTGCTCTTTTTTCAATGCAGCTCTTTCAGCTCGGAGTTCCTTTAGAGTTTTTACTTTAGAACTACCCTGTTCCATTTGGTCATATAACTTATCAAGCTTCTTAAAATACAACCAGGCTCTACCACCAGGATCTTCTTCAGCTTCTTCTCTCGTAGGCTTATAATCTCCAAACTCTTCTTCCAATTGTTTCTTAATACGAGCAGTCATAGCATCTGCATTATTTCTATTACTAATAAGTTCAGGCTTTCGTTCAGCTACAAAAGCTTCGAAGACTTCATCGTCTTCCAACAATTCATCAAAGAACGTAGTAATTTTACTAGCTTCTTCAACTTTTCGGAGATTCTGCTCATTTTGAGATTGGAGTTTGTCAAACTTCGACTGGTAGGTTCTTTTAACTGCTTCTGGTTTAGGTAAATCTTTAAACCTTTCATCAATCTCAAACTGTGACCAAGGGTCTCCACTTTCATCAAGATTAATTCCAGCTTCAGATTCACCCTCACCCTGTGGCTCCGAACCATCTAAATCATCAAATGCGGACATTAAATCTTCACTTGATGATTCGTTTGATTCTTCACTTTGGACTTGAATGTTTTCTTCTGCCATTCTGTACTCCTGTTAAATTAATGAATAAATTATTTTTTGTCAACTGTTTTATTTTTGCTTTTCAACTCTTTGATATATTCATTTTGTCTTTCAATTTCCAATTTTAACTTAGTGATTTCTTCTGCCCCTGCAAATTCACTTTCCATTCCAGATAATTTCTTTTGCAGTTTAGCTTGATATTCTGCATTAATAGCTCTATTCTCAAGTTGCTTTAATAGTTCTTCATCTCGTTTAATTTGCTCTTCCAATACTTGAATGCGTTGTGAAAGTTTATTCTTAACATCAATAGTTTCCTGTACATCATCAAATCCTCTCATATCGCTTAATTGGAAAGCCTTCTGGATATATATATTTCTGTCCATTGGATCTGGGGTAGTTTGAGCTATTTTCATCATCTCGGTTGCCATTGCAATCTTTTGAGTAGGCATTGCTTCGGCAGAAATAGAAAGGACGGAATATCTACCTAATTTAAAATCCTTAACGTTCTTACTTAGAACCGTCAATTCCTGTAAGTTATTTTCTTCATCAAAGAAAGCATAATTTTGGCTTAACTTTAAATTTGCAAGCAAGTAGTCAATTATTACATTACCAAGTTGTTCATTAGCTAAATTAATATGACTCATTGCCAATTGTATTCTCTTCATAGCAGCATCTTGGTATTGCTGTAAAGAACTAAATACATCAATTCCAGATTCAGCATCTCCCCTTAAGACTGCCAATACACCTGAAGAAAATTCCATACCGTTTTTCATCATTTCAACTATCGTAGGATAAAAATTAGACAAAGGTTGTATTTGTTCTCTTTCAGGTTTAAGCGTTACACCGTCAATCGTAACCGGTTGATACTCTTTGATAACTCCAGGTTTGTTACCTATCGTTTCCCATTTAGGCTTATCTTCTTGTGTAATACCACCTTTGGGAGACATATAACCTGCATTATTAGTAAGCATACCGTTAAGTAACATAGACTGTACTGCTTTATCGGAGGCTTCCTGCATCCCGATAAGAAAATGAGGCATACCATAGGATTTATAAGGTCTTCCTCCCCATTCAAAAAACTTTACTTTAATAGGAAAGTCTCTTATCGGCTTAATTTCTTCAGCTACCTGGTAATTGCCTAAAAACAAAGTTTTCTTTATATACATACCTATTTCGGCGGACTCAGCAGCGTCTAAAATGAAATTGGTATTTTCATCAAGATTCTCTTCAAAGACTCTTAATACATCTCCAGTTTCAGGATCGGTAATAAAGTACATAGTAGTAAATACCTTCGAATAATATTCGCTTACAATAACCTTATCATTAAATCCATCGGTATGTACGGTTCCTCTGTAGGAAGGTAAAGTACTAATTGAGGTAGACAAATCTCGAAATGTAATCTGTTCAGCTTCCGTCCTGGATTCATTAATTCTATCTAAGATATGTTGATACTTTTGTTTAGCTGTCTCTAATGTAATCTCTTTTTCAATAAAGTATCCTTCCATATCACTCATATTTCTCTTCTTTGCATTAGAATCCAATATGACTAAAGAAGGATGTAAATCAATATATTCAATATCGAATCTACCGAATTGATAGTAATCCAATTCATTTATACCGCTAATACCCATTCCCATTACAAGCATATTCTTGATGGTTTCTTCTTCTTCCCCTACTGCCTCCGAGCGATACATAATGGACTTAACAGCTTTGTCAATAGCGTAGGCAAAGTTTTTACCTCTATCGTCTAATCCAACTACTTTGAATGCAGGTCTTGTTTGAGTAAGTATTGCCAATTTGTGGTTAATGATGGGATGTAAAAAATTAATATTGACAGGTATTCCCGAACCCTTATCTATTTTTTGAAGTTGTTCCAAAGTAAAAGAAGTACCTGTTCCTTCTACATCATGGTAATATACTTCCTCTTCTTTCTCAGCCTTTTTCAACCAAGCATCTCTGTCATTACCCCAATTATCTCTTTTTCTTCTAATTTCTTCAGGATACGGTTTGAGTTCAATAGGCATTTTACCCTCATTTTTTTACAAAAGTAAATTGAAATTATTTTAGAAGCAATAAAAAAAAGAGAGAGGATCAACTCTCTCTCGTAATTTTTCTTATACCTCTGAAAGTCTTTTCATACTCTTCATTGGTTTTGGGACACTTTGCATAAAGCTTTTCGCTCCATATTCTAGGGAATTCCAATCGTTCTCCCGCCTGAGAAACATAACCTATTTTCTCAGCTGGATTACCAACAACTAATGTATAACTGGGAACATCTTTTGTAACTACTGCACCTGCTCCTATCATACAATATTCTCCTAAGGTTACTCCACAAACTATTGTTGCATTAGCCCCAATTGTAGCTCCTTTTTTTACATTAGTTTTAACATAATCTTCAGAATTAACTGGGTATTGACTTCTAGGCATAAGAACATTTGTAAAAACAACCGAAGGAGCAACAAAAACATAATCACCTAAAGTTACTCCTTCATATATGGAAACATTGTTTTGAATTTTGCAATAATCACCTATAACGACATTATTCCCAATATTCACGTTTTGTCCTAGAGTACAATACCTCCCAATTCTTGCTCCAGACTGTATATTACTAAAATGCCATATCTTTGTACCTTCACCAATTAAATCGGTATTAACTACCGACTTATCACTAACGAAGTAATTGTCTTTCACGCTTCACCTCTTCTACTAGTTTTATAGAATCTTTAACCGATTCTAAACCAAAGCCATTGCCTTTTAAAATTTCCTCATAAGACTTGGTATGCAAATTAGTAAACGAATTAGACAAGTCAATAAACTCTCCAGTCTCCTTATCGGTAAATTTCCTGCAGGACAAAGATTCAGGATTCACAGAAAGAACCCAATCAACCGTATGCCCATTCTCAAATACAAAATGTCCAATTACTGATTCTCTGTCTATCATTTCGACTGATTCTATTTTAATGGGATATCCAAAAAACTGAATAAGCAAATCAAAAGAATGAATCCCTATATTCATTTCTAATCCGCCTGAAAGATACTCACTGCCTTTCCAAGAAGAAAAGTACCAGTTTCCCCTAGGGGTAATATAATCCAAAGTCCAATGCTTACTTTTCAATGCTCTTTGTTTCATCTGTTCAAAATTAGGATTTAACCTCAACTGCATAATAGTATTAATATGCTTTTGGTATGGTAATTTCTCCAAAGCTTTCACTAAATCATATTTATGTACCAAAGGCTTTTCACATATTACCTTTAAACCAAGAAGTAACGCCTTCTTGATATAGCTATAATGAGTATAATTGGGAGTACAGATAACCAAATAATCTACTTTATTTGTCATTACCCTATACCAAAATTCCTCTTTGTGCAGAGTAAAATGAGCATTGATAAAATACTTATCCAGGACACCTACTGAATCAACAATATCATAAGCAACAACTAGCTCATTTCCAGTTTCCTTTATTGCCTGCAAATGCTTCTCGGCTATATATCCTCCAGCTCCTATGATTGCAAAATTCATTTATCCTCCTTGATTGTGGTAAATTCTACAAGCTTCTGCAATCAAAATTCCATCCGCATCAGGCATCTTCAGAAAATCTATTTCTGGATATTTTCTCTTTCCTACTTCTAAAGACAACCGTTTATAGATACTCTTATCCTTCTTGTATTGTTCTCTGGTTACATTAGGCAATAATAACTTCTGCCAGGCTTTTGAATCCACATATTCATATCCAATATCCAAATCCTCTAAGACTATCAGAGTAGCCTCTAAAGCACGAAGAGCCGAAACCGTACTCTGGAACCTACTTGGATTGACCATAGGACGCTCTAGGAACGCTTTAGAAGGCAAAAAGTGTCCTACCCCTTCCTCTGAGTCATATTCATAAAGAAAGTCTCTCAGAAGTTCTCTAAATGCGTTTACATCAATTCTGTGAATATATCTTGCTTTAGTTTTCTGATATGACAAAGATTTAATTACAGGCATTGGGAATTGATGTCCTTTTCCGTTTTTATCTAGTATTCCTATTGTACCTGAAATACCATTGTCAATTCCAATAAATACAGTATTCATTTTTTCTCCCTATTTATGCTATTCCATTGCTCTTTCATTCTATCACCTCTTGGACTTTAATTACCTCATAAAATTGTGTTTTGAATGCTTCATCTATGTAATGGTTGTCTATATAGTGAATAGCAAGTTCCCGACTATGAAAGCCAGCTACAATGCCTTTATCTGCGTGTCTGACTATGTACCATTCTCTTGGCTTCACTTCTTCTATCCAACCTTCTTGAAGCAATTCTTCGCATGACCCTATGTAATAATATTTTTTATTAACCAGAAACTGTTCAGGTACAGCAAGCATAAAATTAGTTGTAAAGTATTGTTTTTCTATATAAGCTTGCATTTCAGGTGATAATGCTTCACCTGAATTTCCTGTAACTGGACTTCCAGCCTTTGCAAACGGTAAATCTTTTTTAAGTCTATATTTCATTTACTTTTTCCTTTTCTTTAATCGTTTTTCTAGTTCTTGTAACTCGATACTCTTCTTCTACTACTTCATAATTCTTTGCATAGCTGATAGCAAGTTCTACTATGTCAATAGCCAATTGTTTAAAATCATTTAATACCTCTTTAGGAACTTCTTCAAAGTCAACAGACTTTCCAGGATAAGAAAATACCATTCCATCTTTCTTTCCTCCTTTATAAAGCACTAAATATCCTCCACTTCTTCCGTTAAATCCTGCTTGCCACCGATAATCATATTTGACTTGAAAATCAGAAATCAAATCTTTCACTTTATCCCAATATTCATCAGTTTGGATAACTTCGTAAACATTATCCTGTAATTCTCTGGGAATTACGTTATAAACCTTTAAGTTAAAAGCTGGAGCAGTAGAGTTGTTCCAGCTATTCATTGTATTGTATTTTATAAAATTAAGTTTTGTCACTGGACTCTCCTTCTTCCAATATCTTAATACTATTTTCTAAATATCTTCAACATTATAATCCAAGAAACTTTCTTTCTCCTTTTATTTGCTAAATTTATTTTTCCTCCTTATTCACCTTGTTTAGAACATATTGTAATATTGCAAATGTTTCTAAATAAGTTTCACTGATTGGTCTTTCTTTTATTAGCTCTAATATATCTAATTCTGGAGCAGAAGTTACCTTTCTTACAAAGAAGTCATAATATTCTCTTTCTATTTCTCCAAATTTAATCTTATATTCTTCTTCAGATATTAATCCTATTTCTTTAAGCAAACCCAATGCTCCTTTTATACTTTTGAAATCTTTCCCCTCTTCAAAATAATTATTTAATATATTATTCATTTTTCCTCCTTATGATAATCGAATAAATAATATCCACCTCTTTTACTTTCTTTCCAATACTTTAACCAAAACATAGAACTTTTCAATCTCATAATAATTTCTTCATTATCACTCCATCCTCCAGTTGCTAAGACTAATCCTTTCTTAGTCCACTCCATACTTCCATATTCAGTGTTCCATTTTTCTTCTAACATTTTAATTATTTCATTATCTTTTTCATGTGTTAATGTCATAACTCCTCCAGTATTAAATATTCATCTGCTTGTAAATCTTCTAAGGGCATTTCTTCATATCCATCCATATCCGTTAATGCTAAATAGCTACCTTCTGAGTCTATGAACTTGATTATCTTAAAAAGCTGATAATAACTTCTTGGATTAATATTTGGATACTTTATCCGTGCAACAAATACACAAGGTTTATTTGGTCTTTCTTCTACCCAATTCATATTAACCTCTTTACTTTAAAATAGATTTCCAATGTTTGCTTAATATCGTTATAACACTTCTCGGTAATTTTATCATAATCACCTTTGGCATACCAATTAGGAACTTCTTCTCCTTCTGAAAATATCGTATTACTTATTCCAAGCATATAAGCCCAAGAAGCAAGACTGCCGTTATTGAAGAAATTAGTGGACAAATCAAAATGAAGACTAACACCATACTTATAGATCAAATCATTATAGCGATATGTAATACCAATACTAACATCATTCAATAGCGTTCTCACAAATAGAAATGGTATGTCAAAACTCTTTCCGTTAAAAGTAACAATAAGGCTATTAAGCATATATGCTTTGTTGAATACCTCCCAAATCATTCCCAAAGTTTCCTTTTCCGTTTCACCCATACATTGATAATACCAATATTCACCTTTCTTCTCTCCGAATGATATGTTCAAATCAACAGTAGAAAGAAATGAACCAAGTATTATTTTACCTGTTTGAGGATTGAGGGGAAATGCTTCTTTTTTCTTTTGCAAATCCAATTCAATCTTTGCTGGATCGGTTAATCTTTTATCTTTTGCTTTATCTAAAAAGTATTGCTCAACTACTGGATTTAAAGAATCGTCAATAGCCGTTTCTAAATCAAATGCTATCACTGGTCGTTCTTCTCTTGCTTCTTTGTCAAGCACAAATGGTAAGTTATCCATGTAATCTCTCCTTTTCTTTTTCTAAAAAAATTATTCTTCTAAGTGTATATTCAGCTTTTACTAAATATTCTGCTCCACAGTTCTTACAAACAAAAGTGTGGTCTTCTATTTCACCATTTTCTTTAGCAATATAGTCGGTATTTGTCTCTTCTTCCATTTCTTCACCACATATACTGCAATAGAAGAGTTCATCATCAAGTAATTCATCTGCAAATTTCATCTGTCCTCCTTATCTTGTGTAATCCCTAGTGAAACATCTTTCATTTCCAATTCTATCCAAGAAATCTCTTCTTCAATTCCTCTAAGTATTTTCCACTGTTCTCTGGTATATGGAAAATTTTTGAAAGGGAATATTGCTTCCAAAAATTTATTGTTCTTAAATCTAATTATGACCTGCTTTATTTTTCCTTCATCGGTAATCTCATATAAGTGCTCTCTTAGGATTGTTACGCTCTTTAATTTCATTTTTTCAACCTAATTATTTGTTTTAATAGTTTATAGTTTATATCTCTTTCTACTTTGTCCTCGTATACATAAAATCTGCTTGTTTCATAATCTCCAGTATTAACTTCAATAAAAAAACCGTTATAATGCTTTGTTCTTCGAAAAGTAGAACTCTTCGGGATATTTTTTACATCTTCCGCTAAATCTTTATTAATGAATTTCATTTTCCCTGTCCTTTCTTTCAAACCACTTGACTAATAGCCATATGATGAAAGGAACTATAATTGCTCCAAGCCCAAATCCAATAAATAGTTCTATCATTTTTTATTTCTTTCTATTTTTCTTGATATTTCTTCTTTCCAAGCATCTACCCAATTTGATGTTTTGCCATAACTTTTAGCTAATGTCACTTCATTTAATAATTTGCATCTGATGGGAGTATCTTGTGAAGAATTTATTTCATAATAGTTTCCATTAGTCATATCGGCATATCCCCCTTTTACTCTAAGAAAAGGTTTATTATGTATACCGATTATAGAAAATATAGCACCTACTCTAATTTGATTTAGTGCATAATACCGTTCACTCATTTTGTTCTCCATTTTGTAGTTCATATCTAAAATATTTTGGATTGACAATGTAAGAAGCAACGAAAGGAGCAGTTGAACGTCCTTTTAGATGTCTAAGTACTCTATAAGGTAAATTTGGGTCACCTTCTATCCCAATCATAACATCACACTTTTGTTCAAAAGCACTACTTCCTTTAGCAGAATGTTTGTTCAATTGCTTTGTTTGCCCTTTATCGTCAATAGCACTCGATTTACTAATATGGTGTACAAGTATAGTGATCATTTTCAAGTCTCTCGAAAGTTGCTTTAGTCCGCTGTACATATCTTCCTGTGAATTAATACTTCTATCTTTACCAGGCTTAATATCGTCAATAACATCAATAATTAATACCTTCGGCTGAATTGTCTTTACAAGAGTTACTATTTCATCATAGTTCGGTATATTCTTGGTATATTTAATATGCTGAAGTGCATTACCTAAAGAATTATCATTTTCTCTATAATAACTTCTCACTTCTTCAACTGTCATTCTATACTCAATTTGGATAAACCTTTCAAAGAGTTCTTCATAAGGCATCTCAGTATTAATATATAAATACTGTCCGAAGTCTTTGAACTTTAACGCTATGTTTTGAAGTAGAGCAGATTTACTACTACCAGTGTCACCAATTAAGCCAATTAAATGTCCAGGTCTTAACCAATAGCCTTTTGTATCTTTAATACCGAAAAAAGGAGCTAAATTAAGTGAAGTCTTTTGCCAATCTTTGTCCATATCAATTTTATAACTTCTTTCAATTTCCTTATGCCCGAATACTTCTGGAAGATAATTCTTCTTTGCATAGAATATACATTGAGGATCACAAAATTCCTTCATTACTTTTGACTCACAACCATAATTATATCCTCCTTTACCATAAGTATCCGTAACTATTTTTTCTATTTCATATTCGTCCATTGTAGGGGCATAGTCTTTCATCATCGCAATAGCACCTTTCATTGGGATACCTTCTCTATGTAACCAAGAAGTCATTGAAAGTATTCTCTCGTGTCGTGTACCGGGTACTGCTCCAGCATTGTAGCAATGTTGCATACAGGTTACTACCCTTGTAGGTTTTAACAATTGTAAAGAAGATTCCACTACTTTTTTAATAGGCATAATAATTTGGAACTTCTCTTTGACTTCGGTAAAAGGTTGTATTTGTACATCTTTTCTTGAGTTAACAGCCCACTTTAAAAGTTGTTCTTCCGTAAGAAACCAAATTTCACTTTCTCTAATAGGAATTTTATACAATTTACTTTTAGCATTGATTGTTCTACCGACTCTAATCAGTCCTCTCGGTTGTATCGGCTTTAAATCCACTTCTGGAAAATGTGCTTCAACGGTTGCCCTGACTATATTCGGTAATTCATTAGAAGGTTCAAATCCGAATATATCTGGAATGTGAATGTGAAATCCTCTACCGCTAAACCAAATTTGGAAATTGTCTTCCAAATCAAATTCCTTTATCAGCCTATTGACCAAAGTTCTTGTTCTTTGAATACAATGATCAAGAGTATCGGTTTTCCTATCGACATCGAGGACAATTTGCTTAATTTCAAAATTGCCTATGAATCCTTGAGGAGTCTTTCTTCCAGATTGAATATGTTCTTTAATTTTTCCATCAAACCCAAAATAGCTCCTATATAGTTCCTGACCTTCTACAATATGTTTTGTTAAATCTTTCGAATCAATTATGTAACCTCTATTCGACACCATTCCCTTGGCAATTTCAATCAGCATGTTATTTCTCCTTTACTTCTTTCTTTAACGATTTAGGCATATGAAGTTTACAATAATATGTATAGTGAATTTTATCAGTTTTCGTGAAGCCAATGAAAGGGATATACGTTTCCTTCTTTATTATTTTCGGTTTACCCTTATTTTCTTCTTTCTTAAAAACCAAACTTCCGCATACTTCACATTCAGCGACATTATTAAAATCTATTTTTTCTTTTACCTGATAAAATAGACTTTGAATATCATCTTGTATTTTTTTTATTCTACGCATACTATTCCTCCCACTTCTTTTTTATCAACCACTTTTCAGAATGTCCATTAGTTTCTTGTTCAACAAAATCAACCATTTTATGTCCTTTTTCTTTTATCTTTCTGAAGATTCTACAATAAGAAGAAGCATTGTGCATAACCCCGTAAGCTCTTCCGAATACCGGTAGTTCTTCTTCAACATTGTGATATGCTACCGACTGGTTTATCTTTGTCAGTAGCCAATTGTCAAGGATTTGCTCTATCGTCATTTTTGCCATATTAACCTCAATAAGTTTTTTCACTTTTTTATGTTTCTCTTAACTTTTTTCTAAGAAATTCATTTTCATCTTTTAGACGTTTTATTTCAGAGTCATAATATAATTTTATCCAGTCGAGAAATTTTTGTGCACCTTCACTAATCGGCATTGTATTCTCAATTGTCAAAGTATTTTTCATAATTAATTTTACATATTCGTTATGCTCATTAGTAAATACAATCGAAGAAGTCATTGATTTTGCTGTCCCTGTTTCTATCCCTTTGCCCATTCTATATTTTCCTATTTTTTAAAAAAATAATTAAATGAGCCTCCCGAAGGAGACTCACCACAACTATCACATTAAATCGGAAGGATCATCTGCTACATTATTACCGTCATCCTCTTCCCCACCTGTATTTTGTGCCAATACTTCTGGAGTGTATTTCGGAGGATAATTACTTTTCAATGCTTTCTTGAAGGCTTCTATGATTTGTTCATCTGGAGTAAGTACATTATAGGTTGCTACTAATCCTCTGAATCCCTGTTGTCTTCCGTCCCAATATTTATAAGACGGTCTTTCAATCCCATCTTGACCAACATAAGTACCGCTTACATAACTTAGCAACTTAATTTGTTTACCTACCGCCAAATTTCTTAATTCTTCGGTAACCGTTGAATTGGAGAAAGCGTCAATAATTGCTTCTTTATTCGGATGTCCCAATATGTCAATAGCGTATAGGAAATGAGTCAAATGCGGAGGAATGGATTTGTCCTGTCCCATTAAGTTTCCACTTAAAAAGTGTTTCTTTTCAAGAGTGCTTCCATCATCTTTTTCCACGGAAACAGTAAGGATAAAGTCGATTTGTTTTTTAAATTGTGAATTGATATTCGGATTTGTTTCAATATTTGTAATTGTACACTTTTGTACAAATACACCATCCATTATCCCCGATGGTTCAAATAATTTAGCCATTTGATTCTCCTTGAATTGGTTGATTATTAATATTTATTTCTATTTCTTCTTCTTTGTAATATCCTTCTAATTTACGCTTAAATGCCTTTATTGCTCTTTCCTTGGCTTCTCTTTCATTCCTACCAAGACCTAAACAAATGTAGTCACCTGTTTCCTCATCAAAGACACTACAAGTTACATTCAAATATTCATCTGTCTGATACTTCAATTTTACCTTCATATTACTCTCCTCTTTTATAGTAATTTCTTACTGCTTCTTCTATATCTATTTCGGGATCAATATTTAAAAACAAATGATTCCTATCTGCATAAGAACTATTTATTTCTCCAGATTTATATCCACCGTTATAAAGAATTATTATTTTCTTTTGAAGTTTAGTCCTAAGCACATCTTCAATAAAATCCCTTGTTACATAAACTGGTTTTTCCATACTTTACTCTTCTACTTCTGGGACACTATTAATATCACCGTATTCTTCCAGCAAGGGTTCGACTTCCTCTTGGAGTCTATAACCCTTCTCAAGTAAAGTTACTGCATTACGCAATTGCTCTTTTGCTATCTCTATCTGCAATGGTATCTCTGCATTATTTAAATTATAATTTGCATTTTGCAAAGCTTCTAAGATTGTTACTGCCATTTATTCCTCCTTAATATTCGAGAGCAAAGACAGGATTCGAACCTGTACTGCTAAGTTTTCTACCACAATTACCACTCTATTAATTGTAATTGTCCGTTACGGGTACTTAGCAAAGTTTTGCTAACTATTATCGTCTTTGCGTCTGCCAATTCCGCCACTTTGCTCTCTTTAGATTATTATTTTAAATGAAGATATATCTTATCCCAATGAGTTATTACTTTATCGTCTACAAGTTCACTAATCACAAATTTTTGTTGACGTAAATGCTTACTTCTCGCTCCAGTAGCTAAATCTCTTTCATTGGTCTCAAATGATATAATGACTTGATTAGGATTTTCTTTAGCTCTGTAAAGTACTCCTATCGCATCACTGTCACTACACATGATTTGCTTTAAACGACCTGTCAAATCAATATCGGTAGCTGCAAGTTCTTTCCCTTCTTTAATAATAGAGCTAAACTTTACGTGACCCATCATAACTAGTCCATGTTTCGACAATCCATCAAAATATCCATATAGAGTAGTGAAAGCATTTCGAAGATACCCATATCCAGCTCCCATCGGAAGATCAACTACTACATCATTACCATTATAGTTCTTACCCAATGGAGTTTGTTTATAGAGTAAAGTAGCCATAGTTCTTGCAACTTCTTCTAATCCAGTTACAGTGTCAATAGCAATGTAATCATATACATAACCATTGATTTCTTTATTCTTCTTCTTGATCTCTTCTGCAAGTTCTCTTATTACTTTCGCTTCTCCTTTACCTGTCTCCATTGCAACTTTCTTTACATTGTATTTAATACCTTCAATGTAATTAGTACCGTTCTCGGTATCTACAATTAAACAGTTTGGGAGTGATTCGAGCAATGTTGTTTTACCTACTTTCGGAGTTGAAAAGATAAAGAGTTTGTGCGGTGATTCTGTTGTTGCTGGTGTTCTAATTGGTAACATTAAACCTCCTTGATTAAATTTATAAAATTGACAGAAAGGGAGGAATTGAAAAAACAACTTACACAATTTCTTACTCCCTTTCAATTGAGCAAACTACAACTAGTTGAGATTTAACACACCAAGCAATTTGGCTACTGCAACAGTCTTATCTGGTTTAGCGATTATTTCTTTAGAATCAGTAATACCTTGAGTAATTGATTGATACACGTTATATAAAGTAGTTTCATCCTGATAGTGATATATTGACTTACTGTCATCAAGTAATCTTGAAGCATTGACAATAGGATTAGTCCCAATTGTTGTTCTTCCTTGTCGTAAAAGTCTTCCCAACAATTCATTTACTTCTGGTGTTCTCAAATATCTTTTGTGCATTTCTTCGTGTGCCTTAGTCAATTCATTTAACTTTTCCTGTTCACGGTTATAATACTTATTTGCTACTTCCCACATATTTGCAAAGTCTTGCAGTACATCTTGTGAATATGTATCACTTGCATTGAATATCGAAAGATTCAGGCAAGCTAAAGCATCAAAGCCGGTGTATATTTTTACAATAGGTTTATTAATGTCAAGTGCAACTATCATCCCGCTAACACTATTGTAATCAACACCAAGATCGTTATCCTTAATTTGTCTTGACAATTTAATCCCAAATCTCGGATAAGCAATATTTTCGGTCTTATCTTCATTTTCATTTATTACTTCATTTTGTACAGTAATAGACAAATCATCGGAATCGGAATATTTCATAATATCCAAGAACGGATCGACTATTATCTTAGGGTGCATAAAAGACATACCGTTTTTTACATATAACTTTGATTCGTCTAATTGTGTTTTTGTTATTGCATTCATATAACTCTCCTTTTAAATTTTAATTTTGTTCAAACTCTTTTAGCATATTCATTACTTCAGGTTCTTTAAGAAACATTGCAGCATCTTCCAATTGTTTCATTTTTTCCTTTATTGCAAGTATCTTCGGATCATTTTCTCTTTGTTTAATTAACATACTGCGTTCATCTTCCAATTCTTTGAAATTCTTAAAAGCAGTACTATATACATTCATATAATAAGTATCGCTTCCAGCTTTGATCAAATTTCTCTTTAAAGTAATCATATCATACAACTTACCTTTTTGGAATAAGAGTTCTTGCAATGTCGGTACTTCACCCTTCTTATCAAGTATTGCATTGATTTTCTTTCTTCCGATTTCTTCAATCCTGTTTCTTAAGTATTCTCTTTGTGTCACTGTCATTTTGTTTCTCCTTTTCTTTTAAAGTTTATTTTATGAACAAATGGTTTATATATATCCTTTGACAACATTTTGTAGTTAATAACGGCACAATATTTCTTAGGAAGATAAGTGCTTACAAAAATTTCTACTTGACAAAAGTCAGTGACAGTAAGTTCTTTTGAACCTATTTTCTTACTACTTTCCTCAAGAAATTTTTTATAGAAATCATCACCCATTATCAACTTACAATCTTCCCGTTTATTGCCTTTGGATATAAACTCTTCTATTGCCTGCTGCAATTGATCTAGAAAATTCATTATACATCTCCATTAGCTTCATAAATCTCTTTTACTTTGAATATTCTTCTACCATTTAATTCTGAAAAGTTCTCTAATCCTTCTTTAGAACTTGCTGCATAAATCAAATCTCCATCTTTAAGATTATCTCTTTCGTCAATAGCAACATAGAAAGAAAGAGGAACATAATCTTCATTTTCCTTTGGTCTACTGACCGTTATTGTATTCCCGGCAATTACTCTTGTAGTAATAGTATCTTTGCCTTTAGGATTGAGAAACGTACTATCAGTATTATCACTAAAGTCAGGATATGTTTGACTATTCCTTATTATCATACCAGAATCTTCAATTACCTTTAATCTTTCTTTTAGCTTATTTATTTCTTCATTCAAAGCTATTATCTCAGCTTCATATACACTTGCAGTTCTAGCCTTCTCTCTTTCTTGTTGCTCTAAAGCAAATTTTCCCATTTCGCTCATTTGATGTCTCCTTCAATTAGTTAATATTATTTATTCTTTTTAAATTTACTCAAGATTTTACCTGTATATCTTTCAAGTTCATTATTATCTTCAGCCCAAAACAAAAATTCTTCTTCGTTCTTAAATAAAAATTCACCGTTAAAATAAATCGGATGATCACTAATGGTATCATAGAACATAAAATATTCTTCGAATTCATTAGGGCGATCACTTACCCTATATTTTTTGACTTCACAAAACTCTACCATTATTCACTCCTTATTAAATTCATATTCTGGATCATTAGGCATTGCTTTCAAGATTAAGGTTTTATTTTTCTTTAATTCATCTATCCAATTCCATGTATAACTATTAAGCATATAGACTTTATCTTCTGATGTATCAAGCAAATAAAACCATCCACCAGAGGTTACTATATATAAATCATTCATCAAAAGATCATCAGAATCCCAATAGTCCTCCCAAGTTTTTTCTTTTTCTCTTTTCAAGTGAAGACTATTCTTAAATTTCTTTATTATCATTTTTTTATTCCTTCATATATATTACCAACTACTTCTAATTCATTAGGATCAAAGTTATACCACAATTCATAAAAAAATTCGTCTTTTACATACCAATAGTCTAGTACAAAACCATTTAGTCCATTAGGAGAACTGTCGTATCCGATTGCTCCAAAAGTTACAGTTGCTATATTATCATCATATTCACTTTCTTTTACTTTATCTCCTTCATAAATCTCAACTCCATTTTTATCTTCTAATCCAATATATTGTCCAACTGTTATAGATATAACTTCAATTAATGAATTGAGTTGTACAATATAAGTTTTATAATCTTGTTCATAGAATCCACCATATACCCACTGATTTGTTTCATATGATATACCTCTAAACTTTATTTTTCTCATAGTCTCTCCAATACGTTCAAGTTATAGCCTATTGTCTCCAATTCTTCTTTTAAGTCCTTGTATTCTTCTTCAGCAGCAAGTTCACAGTCAATAGCGTATTCTACATCACAACTCCCGTGTTGACCTATATGATGATAACACACTTTTACTTTATCTCCATATAAATCTTCATTGTAATTTTCATCAGGAAAATAGGCAAACACTCCACCATAAGGTTCTTTTAAAAAGACTACATCGGTTTTATAATCATCCTTTTCCATCGTCTAATATCTCCAATACTTTTTTCGTTATTTTAGGTATCATCTCTTTGTTGATTTTGTCATACCAATCGGATAAATCTCCATGATTTACTGGAGAAGTAGTAATGTGACATCCTGGAGGACTTTTATGACAAAAGTCTGAAAGGTCTCGAAGTAAATAGAACTGTTTAAACAACTCTGTCAATAGCCATCCCTCATCATAAGAAAATGTTGTTTTTACAAATAAAGGAGTATCATAAAGATTATGGATATACCCTACCTTTACATACTTTTGGCATTTGTCATCATATATTATTTGGTCTCCTAAAAGATTGTTAATATGTTGATGAGAATTGCTATCTTTGCTTTTGTGAGGATATAAATTATTGGTGTAAGTTTCTACATATCCAAATCCCCAATACCAACCACAATCCCAAGACGGAGCTTCCAACCAATACTTAGTACCGTACTTATCTTCCCCCAATAAATAAATCGACTTACCAAAAGCCTTGGATTTCTTCTTTTTTAGAACATTTTTGTTTTCCATTTTAAATTTCCTATAAATATTTATAAATATTGTCTACTTTCTCTTTATTTCCTTTCTGAATTGTGTTTTAGTCACTCTTAATCCTCCAACTTATTAATGTATTATCCGATATAATTTCCATTAAATTGAAATTAATTACAAATTCTTCGATAGAATACCATATTGTACTTTTATGTTCATTAACCAATTCATGAAGTTCTCTTTTACTCTCTACGTCTACTGTATTCCATTGTCTTTCAGTAATCTTGTTTACATTTAATACTCCAATTTCTACTTTCATTTTACCTCCAATTAAAACACAATTTTAGTTGCAACTTCAGTTTTTAAATAGTACCCAGAATCAAGAAGACCATTATAAATATCATCAATACTCCCATCTTCTTTTGTTTTAACCAATTCTACAATTTTCATTACCTTATCCTGATTTGCATCAGTTACAAAGATTTCATGGTCATTTTCATATCCATCTCCAGTATCAATAACCATGTCATAGACATATAATATAATCATTCTACCTCCTTTTTATAATCAGACAAAAAATTATGTTTCAAGCATAAACTTTATAACAGAAAATTAAATATTGCGATTATAGACTAAAATCAACAAGTTTACATAATGTCCGCACAAATTTTATTTCCTTATAAAACAACAACTTAGCCTAGGTACTGTATTTTTGTCTTGACATTACTTTACAATTTTCTATATTAGTAATTAATACTAATACTTAATATAACTAGTCAAATAGACAATTCACTTCTCAGATACAGGTAAATGATCCCAAGGAACTCTTCTAACAGTTCCCTTACAAAGACTACAAGACTGTACCCATACAATTTCTCTATTACTTTCTTCTTTTATCTCTAAAACACTACCACAATTACTACATACTACTATACTTCTACCACTTAGTATCTTCTCAATACAACTATCACACAAATGACCGGTAGTAAGATTCTTACAACTCAACACCTGACACTTATAGTATTTACTCATTCATTTTACCTCCGCAATTAACCATACACAAGGATTTAGAATAAAAAGAACGACCTGTACTCTATCCTGTATCCCTATCAATAGCATACTTATATACATATAACAATAAGAATTAATAAGACTATTGAAGAATTATTAGTAAATGATTAAAGGAAATATATCTAAAAAATATTGGTAAGACTTCAAAGGAAATTGAAAGAAATATTGAGGAAGTAGTTAAAAATATATATAAAAGTATTGGTAAAGGAGTCAAGAAAATATTTAGAAAAATATTGGTAAAATGTAAGAGGCTATTTCTCTTACTCTCATCAAATTAAAAAATACTTACCCCCCTACACTTCTTCTAATGTAATCTCTTCCAATATGTATGCCTGATTGTTCTTTTAAGTCTAAAGGAGAAATGAAATGAACACTCTATATGTAAATAACTTATCAACTACTCTTATTAATACTATTATTAATACTATTGGTAAGAAGAACTACAAAGTGATATACAAAAGAAGTAATAGGAAGTTAGTATCTATATACTTCTATGATGAAGTTGTATATCATAAAGCATTACAATATGTAGAGTCAATTCAATTATAAATTAAAGAGGTTACTATGATGGTATTAGTCTACAACAAATTGTTTCCTAATCCTCCTGAAGAATTGTTAAGATTCTACAGAGAAAAAGGTATTAAGTATACTTTCCTACCTAATTTAAAAGATAGTACTTGGGAAGATGTAGAAAAAGCTGAATCAAGTACTGGATGTAAGATTACTCATAATATCTATGACGTATTACCTAGATGGTGTCGATGGTATGAGTTAATCAACAATTAATCACCCACTTAAACAAAAGAGAGACTGAGTTCTCTCTTTTTCTTCTACATTCTATTCCAACTTTCCTTTCTTTCTTCTCTTCCTTTTTGATTAGTTGATCGTTCTTTCAATTCTAAAGTTTTATTAATACACCTAAACAAACCAACACAAACAAATCAAAGGAGTTACATTATGGTACGCTTTCCAAAACTACAAGGATTCTTGCAACATCAATTCAATAACCAAAAGATGAACGATCAAATTCGTACGTTACCTACTGAATTCACGGATAAAAATACCGGTGAAGTAAGAACTAATCGTGCAGCATCAAAGTCAATGAATATACCAAGCAAATTGGTAAACTTATTGGAACAGGCAATCGAAGTTCACAAAGAAAATGGGGATTACCTGACCATTCAGGATGGAACTAAAACCCTAAATGCAATTAAGGTAATAGACAAACGTACTGTTGTATTGACAGACAGACGTACCGGTGAACTAATTGAAAGAGAATATCCTGCAAGTTTAATACTTGCTCCGCAATTAGAACAATACGTTGACCCTGAAATTGACGAAGAGTTCATTGACCAAATAGCAGATGAACTTAATATCAAGACGAAGGTTGAAAAAGAATCTGAAGAATCAGAGAACTATTAAAATCAATAAGAGAGAGGCAACTCTACGCTTCTCTCTTTACATTTGTCAAAAATTAAAGGAGACTGACTATGTGTTTACAAATAATAAGAAGAACAAAAAGAGAACCAAAGCCAAGAATAGCAAAAAGAAATATTATCATATACAAAGTAGTAGAGGAAGTAAAAAAAGGAATATACTTCTCACCGTATTATGACTTTCAATACAAATTAGGAAAAAAGAACAAAAGAATAGAACTTGAACCGCAATATGCCTATACGATTTTAAGTACGATTTCAAGTCTCAGAACAGGAAATCTACATTTCTATGAAGTATATAAAGGGTATCACGCTTACAGAACATTACAAGCAGCAAAGTATGCTAAAGAAAAAATGAACTTTGCAAACAATCCTGTAATACTCAAAGGAATTGTTCCACAAGGAGAGAAATATCTAACCAACAACAAAGACGAAATAGTAGCTTCCAATATAATCTTGACTAAAGAACTCAAATAAGATGCCTCTATTTCGAACGGAAACGTACCTACAAGCCGTTTTCTACCTCAAGGTATACATTTCTATTGCCCTAAAGGCAAAAGTGTCTTAGAACGCTTCTATTTGCTTTATCGTATATATACAATAAAAGGAGACTTATAATGAAATTTAAAGTCAGTATTAAAAGAATTAATGAATACATATGTTCTTACGGTATGGAATTTATTCAAGAAGCCGTAAAAGAAGGAAAGATTCAAAAAGAAAAGAGGTCTATAATCATAGACCTTGAGACTATCGGAGAACTATTAGACTCTTTCCTCAAAACTCCACACTCACTAGTAGACTATTCAGATGCTGTTAATACAGCTACAATATTACTTATTCTATATGATAAAGTTCATATTGATAGTAAAAGTAGTACCGAAACTGCTTATGAATACTATGTGAAAAAAATAGAATCTCAATTTGGTAAGTACTTTGCTGCAAATGTAGACCCAATAAAAGTATTGAAATTCTTTAGTGAAGAATTGCAAAGGTCTCCATATCGAATTCAATAGTCTCATTAGAATAGCTCTATTTCTCATTTAGAAGCTCTCTGAGAGACTTTTGTACCTTAGGTATACATTTATGTATGCCTGAAAGAAACAGTGCCTTAAAACTAATTTATAGGAGAAATACAATGAATCTAAAATCAGTAATAGAATTGAATTCAAAGGTAAACCAGATTAATCAAGAAGCTTATGATTCAATAAAGAAAGTAAGTGACTTAACACTTCCTCAAGCAATGGTATTAAGTTATGTCAATGACAAGTACCCGATAAAAATGATAGAAGTCTCAAAAGGACTTCAGTTTACAGGTGCTAATCTTACATGTATAACAGACAATCTTGAAAGAAAAGGTCTCATTCAAAGAAAAAGGTCATTGAAAGACCGTAGAGCAATACTTCTACTGCCTACTGAAAAAGGTATTAATGTAATTAATGCAATAGAAAATATTGATTCAACTACTGAAGTACAGTAGTCTCCTTAAGGCAGGGCTATTGGCTTAATTGTCGGTAGCCTTGTAAAATCAAAATAAAGGAAGGTAAATAATGGAGAGATGGAATTATCACAGAACACATTCATTTATAGAAAATGAAGAAAGAATTACCTTTACTACTCAACTATACAAAACTGGAGTATATGCAATAATCAATAATAACCCTGCATTGCAATACAACCTTACTCCTAAAGATATAGTTGAAATAGAAAAGAATCTACGCCAAAGAGAAAAAGAAGGTAAAATCAAAGAACTTTCATTCGGTTTACCTATAACGGTAATTGAAGATGAACAAGAATTTTATAAAGAAGTGAAATTGGAGTACAAATGAACGAACAAGAATTTAGAAAGAAATACGGAGAAAGAATTTTTCAAATTGAAACTACTGCCTGGGAATTATTGGGAACATCCGCAGATAAAGTCAAATCTGAAGATTGGTTTAAAGCCATTGACTATTTAATAACCGAGGTTACTAAAGTATTTGATACTAATATAGTAATCAATCAAAATAGTTCTCAGGCAACCTACAAATATAAACACGTTAGAACTTTACCTGAGCAGAAACCGAGAGTTGAAACCGGTATGCTAAAGTTTGAAAATGACTGGACTGGACTATTCCTAAGAGGTGATGACTGTACAAAATTTTATTGTGATTTAATAGCAATAAAAGAAATAGACGAACTTGATGCAACAACAAAAGTTAAAATTGAATATTGGATGAAGCTATTAAATAGTGCATGTGAGACTATAGTAGAATGGCAAGTAAATTGCGATGAAAATAAAAACAACTGAAAAGGAGGTTCAAATGATAATGAGATTTCGTAGTAATGGCAATTTGGAATTCCTATATCACTGCCACGCTTGTGGTAAACAAAATTCCTTAGAACTTAGTAGTAAATACAAAGACGCTATTGACAAGTGGAAAAGTGGAGAGTCGATTCAAAAGACAGGTCTTATGGAACTCTCTCCAAGTACAAGAGAAATACTGATTAGTCAAATTTGTCCTGATTGCCAGGATGAAATTTTCTTAGATTTGTATGAACAATCGGAAGGAGACCTCGATAATGAAGATTATTTTAGCTATTATTAATTTATTGGCAATAACAATAGTCTTATATGCTTGGCTGACTTATTTTCCTCAGCTAAGCAACAAGCAGCATATAGCCTTTGGGCTTATGATGTTAATAGCGACTTTAATAGGGATGTTAATTGAAGACTTAATAAGTAGATTCAAAAAATGATTTACTTAATAATCACAGCCTTTTTCCTAATAGTTATAAAACTAATGTGGAGAAAGGCTGAATCAATCATTGATGAATGGAGGAGACAATGGGAATAGTAACATTCATTAGGAAACACAAGGAAGTAATACTTGACTTCTTGGGACAAAAGGTAAAGAATCCCAAAGACACAAAAGAAATTAAAAGGTTGATTCTTCACGATCCCGACTTATATAGGTGGGCTAAATCGGAAGGAGTAAAATTATGATAATAGTTGAGAGAGCTTTCTTGCTCTCTCTTTATTTATGGAGGAGGAACATCTTCATAAGGAACTTCCTGTGCATCTCTTTTCATTTTTGTTTTTGTATTGCTTCCGTCAAAGTCTTGCGGTAATTTACCTAAGAGCTTCAACAGCGGGATGAGAGAGTTCAAATGAGTTTGACTGCCTTTCTTTACGTGTCTCATAAAGTCTTTGACATATTCTACCATATTCTCATCACTGAACTCTGGATCGCTTTTTATTTTCTCAATGTAAGGTTGAAGCGACTTTTGTATTTGTTGTTGTATTTCTTCTTTCATAAGTAAACCTGCTATTTTGTTTTTTAATGAATTGTGGCTTGGAGTATATCGAAATCCAGCTTGTATAAAAGCATTATAAGGGCTTACTCCAGAACCTACTAAGGATGCAAAGAGACTTTCCATGTACTTTACTCTTTTCCCGTTTTTATTCGTACCGCTCATTGTGTATTGGTTGGAAGGAGTAAACTGGGCATAGAGCTTTTGCCAATAGGTCTTTCCACTGTTCTTCCTTGTAACTCTTACGGTTACCATTGGGAATCGACACATTAATGTTTCTCCATCCTTTTTCCCTTTGACACTTGAATTGTACATTTTCACACTTAAACATTGTACAATATACCCGTCTAAAGACTCTACCCATACATTAGGCTTAATTACATAAATGTTTTCTTCTCTTCCCCAACGGTAATACGGAGTATCGGGCATAATCTTCTTGAACTCATCTACCGTATCGAAGATATTGTGATGTCCTTGATAAATACCGCTTTGAATATAAAATTCTCTCAATTGTAGCTAATCCTCGTTTCAATTCTAAAAGGGTGATAGGTTGTAAAGAGTTCACTTCCGTTAGTAAGTGAAGTAATGTAACCGTCTTCATAAGGTTCAATTGAAACAATGTGGATAGGATTTACTTCTACTATTATTTCCTCTATTTCTTCTTCCTCTAAAGGAATGTCAATCCCTATGTCTGAAAGTTTTGCTTTCTCATCACTCTTTGCAACTTTAACTCTGAAAGGTATAAACATTAGTTTCTCCAATCTTGTCTCCAATTTCCTTCTTGAGTTGACGGATATCCCCATATGGGTCTTTTCAAAGGCTTGGTTTCGGTAAATTGTTTGTATTCAATTGCAGCAGGTCTCCATATATTGAATACTGCACATTCCAAAGAGTCGGGACAGTCATCTCGTTTTGCTTTTCCTAAGTATTCAAGTTCATATTCGAGCATTTCTAAACCGTTTGTATGAAAGACACTCATTGTTTCATAGTAAGGAAGTAGAGTCTCGGTGATTCTCTCTTTCTTTTTACCGTCTTTAGTAGTTTGTGCCCTCGGGACAATATTGACATAACACCCGTTTGCATTAAATACTCTTCTTGCCTCATTAATTATTGTTCCTTCCGAACCTCCACCCTGACCAATTTTAATAATTCTTGGTGAATATTTCAAGTACATTCTGAAAAGTTCATCTATATATCCTTTCTTAAGTACATTGTCGGTAGCGGTCAATATCCTGTCATTTCTACCATAAGCAAAGTTGTCCTCCGTAATGTTATCTCTCATCGAGAATTTACCTACTCTCTGTTCAAGAACAATTAATTTACCGTTAGACAACATACCGACAGCAGTCAAAACAGTATTATCCCCTTCTTTACTATCTCCAGCAATGTCCAATCCAAGTTCTATATTTATTACTTGAGGCTCTTTATATAGCTCATCACATATAAACCATTGATACCCGTATTTGGAAATAATCTCATAGTTTTTAATAGACTGGAAGTATGCAGGATTGAACTTTCTCAATTCGGAAGGAGAAATCTCGTGGAAGTATTCTTGGTAGAATCCTCTTATAGATTGGTTCTCGACTGCTTCTTTATACTTTGTAGATAAAAGGTATAAACCGATCCTGTCTTTCCAAGTTACTTCCCAATACGGGTCATTGTCTAATTCTTTAAAGAACTTTATTTGCTTAGCTATCCTTTCAAATTCATCTTCTATGTCCTCAAAAGGAAGCTCACACTTGTCAATGTCCAAATCTACTTTTAAGTACTTTTTAGTAAACTCTTTGAATTTTAGCAAAGGCATCGGATAATATTTTGATGTTCTCCATACCTTAGAACGTTCACACTCAATTAAAACGGTATCATCGTGTACTATTGTACCTACTAAGAATATTTTGCCTAAAATGTCGTCTACCGAGTTATTTGCAGCATTGTAAAACCAATTCTTAGTCTTTTTCCTGGAATCCTCCGTGAGAACATTGTTTTCTGAGTATATATCGTCATGAAAAACACAATTGTGAGATAATCCAAATGGAGTTAAATAAGTGTTCCCAATAGGTTCCATATTGTTTTTAGATTCTCCTTCTGGTAAATTAACTTTGACTACCGTTCTTTCTCCGACATATTCACAATTCGCTACTCTTCTCCAAATAAAGTTATTTTCGATAAAGATAGCTTTAGCATTAATTCTCTTTGGATTTTTAATTTCTGGATGAATCCATTCACAATTTTGATTGAACATTATATCATACTTTTGCTTAGAAAATGAAGTATAGCTTTTACCTCCGACATTAAAGTATTCGATTCTTGGGGAAGCACCTATTCTAATAGATGAAGGGATACCTAATCTAGCCAGCATATAAGATACATTCAGTAAAGTTTCATAATTAATCGAGGTAATCCTTATCTGGTTATTTTCAACATCTACCCATCCATCTGAATCAATATAGCCTTTTATGAACTCTCTAACTAATTTTTCTTCTCCCTGCTGAATCCATAGTGGAATTCTTTTAATAGAATTGCCATGTTTAAGAGTCTTTAAATACCTAGCTAATAGAGTATCACCAAAAGAAATATCGACATGATTTTCTTGATCGTGGACATAGAATTTTCTATTCAATAATGCAATAACATTCTTTAATCTCTCTATTGTCTTCGGATATTTTTTCGCACAAGCAAATGATAAAGTAGTTTTAGTAACAGTCCCATCTCCAAACCATAATCCAAGCATCCACCAAAACTCTTTATTGTAATAAACTTCTGGAGTTATGTATTCGTAATCCTTTTCTTTGTCTATTATCGTCCTAATTACCTGTCCTTTAGAATTCCTGATTATCTTTTTGCCTTTATTTGTAAATCTCTTGAACTTAGGAATCTCTATAATGGAATTATCTATTGGAGTTCCTATATAATGTTCTTTAGTCAAATCTCTTGCTTCTACCCATGAAGGTTCAGAGAAAGAGTAAATATGATTTCCATATTTGTCTCTTATTGTTTTTCTCTTTATAGCCCAGTACTGATGGTCTAAGGTAACTGACTCATTTACAGGAATTCCATTTAGTTTAATTTCAAGAACTTCTTCTTGCTGTTCTATCTTTTCCCAATCAGTTTCTTCTATTTTTGTTAAAATGTTATTATGCCAAACTAAACTACCTTTTGCATGGCATGTTGGTCTATATGCACCTCGAATTTTACCCCTTGCTTGTTGACCTGCACCTAAACCGATTATAAAAGTACCGTTTATCTTGAATGCTCTTCTAGTCCATTGACCTGTATCTTCTTCTTTTGCATCTTGAATAGTGTAGTGATAAAAGTACTTCAATCTTTCATTAACACTAAATTCATCTCTAATATTGACGACAAATTCTTCAGACATACCTCCAGTCTCGGAGAAAATAATCATATTCCTTTCTTTAATGGTAACGGTATGTATAGTTCCGTCATATGACTTGATTTTCATCTCCATACCGTTGTGAGCAGCAAGGTATGAGACGATACCGAAAATTATCTTAGTTTTACTAAAACCTCTAAATGCTATTAATTCTCTTAGTCTATGTTGTTTATTTACGTATCTCGGATCGTATAGTTCCAACAGCATTCTATAAACTTCAATATGTTCCTTTGCAAATTCATTTCGATAGTGTTCAGGATACATATATTTAAGCCATTGACAAATACCTAAATTGTCCCAGTCGGTATTGTCTAAGAACTTTTCCTCCATTGTAGAAATGAAGTGAGTTCTGCAATACTTATTGTTCGGTAATGCTTTTAACGTACAATTTTCATAAACGCAATTCATTCCATAACTCCTATTTCTTCAAGTATTTTGAAAGGAGCGGTAAAAGGTCTGAACAAACCAAATTCCGATGTAATCTCATTTCTCAAGTCACTGTAATGTTGTCTGGTATGAGGAGTTAAGTCAATTGATGTGAGTGCTTTACTTGCTACCCCCATTATATAATTTCCTTGATTTACTTTTTGTCTTGGAGTTACCGCATCGCTAAACAATAAATAATCGGCGGTTTTTAAAGGAACGGAATAAACTCTTGGATTAATCGGCACTGGATTCTCTCTTTCAAATGCAATATTCCATAAAAGCTGAATAGGAGCAGCAAACCACATTCCTATTTTGAATCCTAATAAAGTAAATAACCATTCACTCCAGTCCCATTCGTCCCATTCATCCCCGCCATTAATTAGTACTTGTGCAAGATATACCAAAGGTAAATTAAGAATCTTATTAATCGGATTACCTATTCTAAGTCCAGGGAACATAAATTCAAGAGCAGTACCGATTGTGGTATCGGTCAAAAATTCTTTAAATATTTTTCTCGGTATATTCGGATCAATTATATCTCCAGACTTATATGTTTTTATTTCTCCAGACTTCTCATCTTTAATCTCTAAATTTGATTTGAATACATTGTTTATATTATACAATGCGTTCATTATACCTTGATGGAAATTAAAGTTTTTTAATTCCTCTTTTACATCTTTAATTTGCCCCAGCTCTTTGCCTTGTTCGATCATCATTCTAAATTGGTCTAGTTGATTTACCTGGAATTGAGAGAACATTCCTCCCATTCTTCCACCGGCAGAAGATTCTATCAATTGTCTTTCAAACATTTCATAACTTGAGTTAGCTCTTGCAACTCCTTTTTCAATAGCATTATTTATCATATTTACGTCAGTAATGCCCTCTATCATCATTGCCTCATAGGCATGCAGATAAGCTCCAAGTACTCTGTTGAGACGTTCAGCTTTCTTAAACAAAGCAGTATTGAATCCAAGAATCACCTTTTCCTTTTTACCTCTTTCCTGTTCAGAAGGTTTGCCAGGTACATAAGAAGAACCTATCTCACTAATTTCTGCTAATCCATGTTCAAATAAATATTTTGCGACTAATCCTTCAAGAACTTTCATCTTTGTAACAGTATCGGGATTGGTGTCTTTCAAAGCTAAGTTAAGAGATTCGATGTTCTCTACCGAATATGCTATTGACGAAGCTTCATCATATATATCCAAGTCCCCACTTTCAACTCTCAAAGAGAACTCTTTATAAAACTTAATAGCATCTCTCAACATTCGTTTTTCACCTTTTAACAGAAACTGAGGAAGTTTTTCCGAATATTTATTGTTCCTCAATCCATAAGGAAGTAAGAATCTTCTGAACCCTACTGATTGTATTGTCCTCCACATAGCTTCTTCGGTGTTTCTTACGGCACTTCCTGTATTAAAAACAGTTCCTAAGAACAACACACTTGAAACTTTCTGCATTTGTTGAAGTAACTCTTCCATATTCTTTGGAATTTCATAAGTGCCAATCTTTTTCCCTGCTATTGACTTAGGCAACTCCATTGACTTCCATGCTCTTTCAACTCCATTGGGATAAATGACTCTATCGTCAGCATATTGTTTAACGTAGATTTCACTTTTCTTATACCTGCCTGCATTAGAAACATTATTTACTCTATCCCGATAATAATTAAACAAAAGTTCACTAGCCTGTGCAATCGAAATGCTGGGTTCGTATTCTATGCCTAATTTCTCTAATTCTTTATAGAAAGAATCATTTGAAGTAATATGATTATGTACCTCCGAATATCTATTGAATTCTATTTCTCTATTTCTTCTTTCAATATCTTCATCAAAGGAAAGATAGATATATTCATTATCTTGTTTTTCAAATACTCCCTTAATGTATTGTTCTGCTCCATTGGGTTTTCTCTTATAAAATGCAATTGCATCTCCAATCTTTAAGTCTCTGAACTCTACTTTTGTACTCTTCAAATATTGAGAAGGAGAGTGCATCCCGTACCACAATTTCATTTGGTTCTTGATTAATTGCGGTTTACCTTTCAGTGAAGCATTATGTTCATAAAACAGTGATTCAATAGTACCAAAGTCTTGTCGTGCAGCGGAGAAGAATTGCAGCATATGTCTTTGATGAATATCCAAAGTATCCGTTACATATCTTTCTTTTACTATCCAATCTTCCAATTGTCTTTTCATATCCCAACTATAAACTCTCCCGCCATTAACATCTTCCCTAATTTTATATCTTTCTATTTTCCGTTCAAAGTCTATTTCATTTTCCAATTCATTAGCTCTTTTTCTCAACTCGGCTAATGAAACTTCTTCATTATTTTGTTCGGCTTGATGCTTGACATATCTAAATGCAGCATGTTCTCTATTGAGTTGTTCAAAAACTTCTTGAGTGAATGTATGAGGAATATATCTTCCCTTCATCCCTTCAAATTTGTTTAATCTGGTTTGCCACAAATTTCTTAATCTGAACAACATACTTAAATTTGCAAATCCTTCTTCAGGTGCCAAAAGTATTCTTTGGTTAATATAAGTAAGCATATTTTTTGCAAGCTTGATATTTAAATAATCGTAAATAGTTCTTATGTCAATAGCAGCTTTGTGTTTAAGTCTTTCATTAACATCCGATATGCCCACTGCATCAAGAAGTCTTTCAACATCATCATATTTGTTTCCATTTACCGTGTATTCATATTTGCCTATTGACCTGCTTGTAATATCCGTAATTTTATAAGGCAATTTTTCCGATAGTAAATTTATTTCACTTATAACTTTTGTTATTTCTTTTTCACCCAGGTTCTCTGTAACTGCATTTATGTTTCTTATTACATTTTCTTTTAATCTTGTAAATCTTTCTTCAAATCCTCTGAAAGTTTTAGTAAACAAAGAAGTTTTATACATAGCAACCTCTTCCAAAGAAATTTTGCTCTTCTCTATATTTGTCAGAAGAGAAAAAACCATATCGGTGATTGCTTTTCTTGTTATCGGAACAGCTTTCCCATTAAGTATGTCATATGCTAATCCCAAAAATTCATTCCCATCAAAGTCTTCAGACTTATTTTTAAAAGAAATTCCACTAATTGTAATGAACTTCTTTGTTACTGGGGTCAATTCTTTTATGAGGTTTCCCTGTTCTTCTTCAAAAAGAGTATTATTGACATATTCAGGACTTCTTGAATACTTCTCATATTCTGGAGAATCAAAGATTACTTCGTTTCTCACAGCTCCATTGTCTTCAAGCTGCTCTCTTATTCTCATTGACTTATTGAAACTTATACCTGGAAATTCTTGAGAAGCAATAGGTATATATCTCTTTAAGAACTCTCTACCGCTTGGATCATCAACCTTAGAAGCTAATTCCAACAATTCCCTTTGAGTAGAAAAAGTAGTCTCTCCGAATAGTTTTACGGTAGGAGGAATAAGATTAAGCGGGTAGAATATATTCCCTTTAGGATATCCGACCAATGAATTCCAAAATACTTTTTTCTCAAGCTCATTGTATTTAGGTAATTCTTTGTTCAATAGCTCCAGTGCAAATTCTATTCTCTGTCTTAAGTCGGTATTGTTTCTAAAAGAAACCAAATCCGACAGTTGCTTTCTATTCCACGCAGCAGGCTCACTTAATACTACATTCCTATTTGTCTCATACGGGTCATAAACTTTCTTCTTAAAGTCAAAATTACTACTTGTAAATACACTATTTTCACCTATTAGATAGCTTAAAAATCTTTTACTCATTCCAAGGTTGTCGTGTAATAAATCATTAGCTTCATAGGTATATATTTTACCGTCTGGAGTATGGAAACTGATTTCCAAATTCTGTCTACTGTTTTTCTTAAGTTCAATGACATTGTTATTAGGAGTCTTAAGTTTGATTCCTCTTTCCGCTATTACATTGTTCCTAAAGTGTATAGCTCTCTTTGTCAACAAATCGGAAAAGAGTTTAGGGAAAGAATAATCATTCCCTAAGTCCAATGAATTTTGCCAAAACTTGACATTGCCTTTATGGACTGCAAATGCTTCTTGGTCATACGGGGTAATAAGAGTTATCAGTTTTGTTTTCAATAAGTGTAAGTCGTTTTCCTTACCGTCATACCTTGTAGCCAAAAACTGATAGAAGAGTTCTTCATTGTCTTTCGGGTTTAATTCAACTCCGTTTACCTTTCTCTCACTTAAGAATCGTTTAATGTATTGTTGATTATTTCTTTTAGCCGTTTCTACTACATCCTTGTATTCTCTATCTTCAAGAAGTCTCTTTATTATATTGTCCTGCCACTTTGAATATTCTTGTAGAGTTATTTCCAAGTTAGGAATTACGTGTATAGGAATATTTTCAATCATATAGAATGAGAAAGCATCACTTAAATTGTCTATTTCAATATTGTCTATTATTTCTTTTATTAGTTTTCTTTCCTGAGAACTTAAGTCGAAACTGTTACGTAACACTAATCCGTAAAGAGCATCTTTATTTCCTTCCATTAACCATTTGTTTATCATTTGCTGATTTTGGATATAAGTTAAATCCTCAGCTAATCCTCTTTCTGAATCTCTATCATTAAGATTATATCCAGAAGTTAATTTAGTAGCGTATTTAAACAGTACTCTATTAATATTATTTAGTGCTTTCGACAAGTCGGTAAGAGTCTGAATATTAATATCGGAACTAAGTCCCATATCATAAGCTATATTGTATTTATCCCAATCTTTGACTTCATAGAAAAATCCATTTGTGTTGGTAGGTTTATCAACCGCATCGTGTAATAATCTTGAAGTAAATACGGAAAACCTTGCACTTCCTCTACCTGGATCAATTTGAAAAGTTTTATTTCCCAACTTAACTTTACTCTTAAAGCCCATTTGTGCTTGTGCAGTAAATATCTTATTGTCGTTTAATACCTGACCTATTTGCTTAGTAAATTTATCCAGTATACTTAAAGATTGAGTAAGCGGATTAAATATTTCCTGACCTGTTTGATCCGAATTGGTCATTACCTGCATATATTCCTTTTGAACTTCCGAATCGAGTATTGCAACTCTCTTTTTCTTCTTCTCCGAAAGTCTCTCAAGGTTTACTCCAGATTCGTTAATTGCTCTATCTAATCTCTCTTTTCCTAAAACTCTTTTATATTCATCATATACATAATCCAAATATTTTTCCCTGGATTCGTTTATGCTATCGACATATTCTTTAAATCCAGTTTTGTCAAAGAACTTCCTATTGAAAGGAGTAAGCAATAATTGGTCAATGTCGAAATCTTTCCCTACTACCGATTGAATGTATTCGCTATTCATTGTAACAGTACCTTCATCACCTGTATTAATCAATGCAGCAACTTTGGGAGCAGATTGAGAGGAAATATCACTACCGGGTACAGCGGTTATAATAACATCATCACGGAATTTAATATTAAATACGTCATTAGCATCTTTGGAAAGTAAAGTCCATCCGTCTTTAAGTTTACCTGTTCTTAAATCTATAATTTGACTAAGTCTATTCCACGTTTCCTCTTCTTTATTTTTCTCTAAGTCTTTTACTATCGTATCTCTTGCTTTAACTACACTTTCAATTTCCTTTTCCAGTTCTTCTTTTTGCTTAGTCAATTCTTCCAATTCACCTTTGGAATCCTCTGGAACTTTGTCAATAGCGTCTTCCAATTCCGAATACTCGGCATCCAAAACGTCTATACTTCTATTTAGCCTATCCAATCTTTCTTTTTGTATTATTTCTTCTTCATCAATTTCTTTCCTAATATTGTTCCATACCTCATCAATGAAATTAGGTTCAAGCCATCCGAAATCAGGTCTTAAAGTCAACCAGGAAGAATCCAATTTATGTTTAATTACTTTATTCAAATTTCTTCTTATATGATGTTTCAATACAGTTGCTATTGACGGCTCCAAGAACAAGTTACCGATGTCATTGGCAATTTGTTCTTCCTTTAAGGCAACCCTGACTTTATCACCTGTAATTTTGTAAAGGTAATCCACCATTATCGAAGCAACTGTGGATTGATGTCTATTTCTACTTTCCAATGCCATTGACTTAATCGTTCTAAGAACTTCATCTGGATTAAGTTTATACATTTGTTCAATGAAAGTATTTGCCAATACCTCTATTTGTCTTTTCCACACTCTATCGTCATATTGGACAAAATTAGGATTAGCCTTAGCGGTAAAGTTGGTAGTTAAAGATTGTACCAATCCTTTAGCTTCATCATCGGCAGAACTCTTTTCGGTATCGTGATAATAATCGCTAAACGGAAACTTGATTATATTGGCTTGTCCAAGTAGTTGGGTCTCAGGGTAAGAATTTACTTTTGCAGCACTCTTAAAAATAATAAGTCCGATATTGTTTTCTTTAACCCAGTTTTTGAGTATTGAAGATTGACTGTAAAAATATGCACCCTTGTCATAAAACGGAGGATTGCCATACTTATTAAGTACTTTTCCTTTGAGTACACCGTCTTTAATTGCACCGCTTAATTCTCTTATTACCTTTCCCCATCCGTTAAGATATACATTTGCACCGTCAAAGTTATCCGTACCAAGTTCATTTATTAATATTTCTTTTAGAGAAATTCCTCCTTCATCTTCATTCAGCTTTTTTCCCTTGTATTCCATCGGGATAATAGGATTTTCAGTAGCGTCAAGATTTACTACAACTGCATTAAATTGAAGTATTCCCTCTTCATTTAATTCAATACCTATTCTTTCATCCGAAGATAAACTATCATAGATTTCCTTATGAAGTTTTGAATCAATCGTTATCTGTCTCAAAGGAGAAACATCGGTAGGTCTTTTAAATATCTTAAGTGCATTATAAACAGTATCTCCATATTTCTCTAAATATTCTGGGTTGAATATTACGTTATTAATATTACCTTGGTCATCTATAGTAGCTCCCAATCTCAAATCTTCCAATAATAATCTTAAAGTATAATTACTTTTTAATTTGGAAAATGCACTATCGGGTTTCTTGTAGAGTTCAATAGTTTTAGCATCAAAGTCCTTCAATCCGTTTTCCTGAGCATACTGAAGAAATTCATCCATTTTCCGAATATAGAAATTACCTATCTTGTCAAGGTTTATTTGACTACCGTCTTTAGCTCTGATTCCTATAACGGTTTTTTTATCAGACCAAGTACCTGGAAAGAGTATTCCTTTTTCCTTGAGTATACTAGCATAAAGTTGATTTCGTCCTTCCAAGAAGTCATAGTCCAAAGATGCTATTGACTTCCATTTTGTTCCGCTGTATTTCAATTTATTTGTTTTGTAATCCAGTCTCTTTTCTATTTCTTTTACATCATCCAAATAAACTATTTCTAATTCTTTCCCAATTAATTGACTCAAAAGATTAACCTTATCGTCAAGCATAATCTTTTCACGATAAGAAGACCTTTGTACAAAGTCTTTATCATAATAAGTATCTCCAAGTTCATATATCTTTGAGTCCAATAACTTTTTGCCTAGTGGGTCAGAAGCGGTTTTATTTGTCTTTTCCCATTCAGTAACTAATCTAATTACTTTTCTTTTAACAAGTGAATTTGCATGATTGTATATTTTCCTTGCTAATCGTTTTCTATAAAGATTAAGTCCTATTTTAAAATTGTTTTCATCATAGTAAGTCTTTGAAGTCTTTAAGAAAGTTTCATTAGTAAACAGTTTTGAAGCTAACTGAGAATAAGTAAGATTTTGGATATATCTATACGGATCGACAACATTAGGATTAATCATCCTAACTATATTCCTTACATCTACACCGGTTAGTTCTCTTTTATTAATTGCATCAAAGTAGTCGTGTAGTTCTTCCGAATCCGATACTTCCAACTCTCTAGTACTTTCGCTAAGAGCATCCATATAATTGCCTACTCTATCATAACCGAAGTATTTTGAAAGTAAAGATTCCATTGCAAAGTAGTAAGTAATAGGTTTACCTTGTAGAAGGTTTCTGAATAAGGTCTTTATTTTTTCAAGTATTTGACTGAAGAACGAACTCTTTTTCCCTTTAACGTCAATAGCGTTGTTTCTAGTCCAGTCGTATATAGCGGAAGTTCTTCCGAATGTATGAGCAAGTAATTCTTGAAGTGCTTTTGTAAGAGCATTCTTTTTAGCTTCTCCAGTTAAAGAAGAGTCAATGAAAATTCTCTTTAAGTCATTAGCATTTTCCAACCTGAAGTCTTTATGAGCATCGGTATTCAATTGTTCGATTAAGACATTATATAGACCTTCCATTTCATTTCTGAATTGTCTATTGAACTTAGAACTATTGGGATCAAGTGCTTCGGCAGTAATAAAGTGAACTGTTTCGTGTCCGAATGTATTGTAAATGTCTTCCAACTTAGCGGTAGTCAAATAGTCGTTATTGAGGTAAATAGTTCCATTGCTAAATGCACCCCTGTTATTTCCGAATTGTTGCCCATCTGGAAACACAAAACTTGAATCTGCTATTACCACCTTTGCATCTTTAGCATAGTCAATAGCCCATTCTATGAATTCCTCTGTGGATACATCTTTGAATCCTGGGTTAGACTTCAATCTTGCAGTTAGACTCTGGAGTGTAAATGCCTTTATTTTTGCATTAGAGACGTTCTGAGAGACTTTTCCCCCTTGGGTAGGGATTTCTATTGCCTGAGTACTTTGGGTGTCTTGTAGAGCTTCTAATTGCGTTTTAGCCTTAACCTGTATTCTTGGCTTATTGCCGGTATGATATATGGTAAATTTAGCACCTATTTCTTGCAAATAGTCTATAAATTGAGAATCTACTCCAGGCATATCTCCTACTACAAAAACTTTTCCTGAAAGAGACGCTTCCTTTATAGCCTCTTTTGTGTTTTCTTTCAGTGGTTTTCCTTTCAATGAGCTGTTTCTTGCCAACATAATTGTAGAAGCCTCAGAGTAAATTGCTACTGTTCCCTGTCCATCGTTTGTATTTCTACTACTAATTTCATTTTCCGATTCAGTTGGAGTATTATCATAATTCACTTTATTAAAGATACTCAGATATGAAGTAGAAGAACTTGTTTTCTTCTTCGGTAAACCGCCTTGCAAATATTTTTCTTTATTGCCGTAATTCAATTCTCCAATGAATCCATCAGCAACTTCTCTCATTGCTTTGTCTTTCCCATCACCTTCAGGAGTACCTTTACCTTTATCTTCGAATCCTCCTTTATACCCTTGGAAATTAGAAGTTCCTATGACTTGAGTACTTTGGATATCTTTGGTATCTAATTGTGTATTACTATTTCCAAATAAATCCATTTGATTAGGGTCTCTGATTATTCGATTCTTTTCTAAAATAGTATTTATAACCACATCTACTGTCTCATCACCACCTAGTCCTAATTCTTCTACTATGTATAACTGATTTCCTTCTTTGGTTTTGATTTCTCTATATAACAAATCAAATAATTTATCATATTTCTTTATTACTGCTATTCTTTCTTCACTATCGTCATAATCTTTCCAAGAAGCATTTGTGCTTTTATATGGTGCTCGTAAATATTCATCTCTAAATTGGATTAATTCAGTAGTTAAAACAAAAGTATTTTTGTCTAACCATATTTTAACAGGATACTCAATAGTTTCCGTATTTCTCAATTGCGAAATTCCACTAACTCTTCGGTATGCTTCGGTAAGTGCCCTGATGAATCCGTTTTCCCCACTGGATTCCCAATAAGAACCGTCATTCTTTACATTGTGAGTTGAAGCTTGAAGATAGGCTATTCCACCTTTCTTGTTTATTCCTTCTACCAATTGAGGATAAGTTCTTAGCTTAATTTCGATTAAGTCCGTCATAAACTCTAAGACAGTACCGTTCTTTAAGTGTTCTTCTTTATTGCTTTGATATGCACTTTCAACATCTACATAGTTTTTGCCATTGTAGTTTATGTTGTAGAATCCTTTTATATTACCTTTCTTTCTTGCAAGAACGGTAGAATTAGTCAATGCAGCAGCTAATCCTTTGGAATCAGAAGAAATGTTGTCACCTTTAATGTTGCCAATAGGTGTCTCAAAAGGAAGTTCAGTACTTTCTTCAAATAAAATCTCAGAAGGTTTTGCCGTTGTTTCTGTATAAATTAAACTTTCATATTGCGCTAAATCTAAAAAAATTCTGAATCCATAGAGGTTTTGTGTAGTACCTTCTCTAAAAAGTTCTCCTATTCGCTCAGAAAATTTTTCCCAAAGATCAGGTTTTTTCTTTAGGACATCTCTACCGGCATATAAGTCATCTTTGTCATTTAGTTGGAACTGAAATATCTTCGATTCTTTTACTGCTTTGAGCGGTATCCCTAATGTCTCTGATATTGATTTTTCATAGGCATTTAATGTTTCTTCCAGCTTCTCCATTACAGTAAATTCATTATATCCTTCTACATTCGTTTCCAGCCATTGTTGAGTAGGGCTTATACCACTAATATTTAATTCTACTTCATTCAATCCAATAGCTTTGTATAACTCAATAGTTATAAGAACAATTTTTTGTTTGAGTATCTGATCATCTGTTAAATTTCCCAAACTATTGATTGGTTGTGTACCATATGTTGTCCCTTTATTAAATAGACCAAGCATTATCTCGGCATTGCTTTTAGCACCTTCCTCAGTATTCAATCTTATATAAGCATTATGGAAAGGATACCTGACATTACCAGTGAATGTAGAAAGTCCTATACCAAAGGTACCAGGTTTGTATTGACTTCCTTTTCTCGGAGGTATAAGTTGATAGGCAATATCTTTTGAAAGACGAAGCTCATAAACATTGGCATTTTCATTCCCAACATATTCAAAGTTAATACCAAACCTTGGTCTACTTAATTCAGGCTCTACTCTTTCATTACTTTCTTCAAATAGAGTAGGTTCTTCAGGAAAGTCGACAAATCTATTAGGTCTATTCTTAGTAAATACTATTGCTTGTAGAGGACTACTCCACTTGACAACTTCTGCTCCATACTCTTCATTGATTTCTCTTATCAATCTATAAATGTCGTTCATTTTCATACCTATCGGCTTGAAAGGATATCTCGGAGCAGTTCTTTTGCCGTTAGGTGTTCTATTTCTGAATCTGTTTGCTATTGCTCTATGATAATCTTCAAACCATCCAGGGTAACCATAATTTCTATTTATTTCATAGTCAAATTCTTCAAATAGTGTCTGGGTATTTTGTTGATTCTCATAAGCCTCTTTTGAAGTACGTTTTTTATTTACGGTATCGTAGTAGTAAGGTTTACCGTTTTTGTCGATACGTTCTTCTATCGTAAAATTAGAAGGAACATTAATACCAACACTTTCTTGACTTTTACTTACTTCTTCAATTAATTCTTTGTACAAGTCCTCAGTAATTGCTTCTTCAATTTCAATTCCAGATGTAACTTCTTCAGACGGTACTTCGGTATTCCTGAAAGCCATATCATATGCTAATGACATATAGATATTGGGATTGCTTTCAAATAGAAATTGATGTGTATTTTGAAGTTTTTCTTGTGGAGTGCTACCTTCCATTTGTTGTTGAATATCCGAAAACTCAGGTAAGCTTTCTACCATAGAAAGTATTTGTTCGGATTGACTTTCGGTAAAGTTTCGGGCTAATATATCTTTAACAGGAATACCTTCGCCAATAGCATTTGCAATATTACTACTTATATTTAGAGCTTGCTTGTGTTTCTCTCCAACTCTATTAACTTCATTTTGATAACGAATGTATGCTTTCCATTTAAGGTCTTTTTCCTTTGATTTATTTTCTTCTTCACCGATTCCTTCGAAGATATTAGCTATCTTTTTTGCGTTATTTTCAACACGACTTCTTACATAGTCCGTTGTTTTATTTCGTTCTTTAGTTATGCCATTGCCGATAGAAAAACCTCTTGCAGTAATTTCACCTACAATTTCATCAGCACTTTTACCTTCGCTTATTCCTCTATCAATTACCCTATCAATAGTAAGTGTAATTCTTTTTATTTCTAATGGGTCTTTTACTTTTTTTAAGTCAGATGTTTCATCATTTATATTCCTCTTATATAATCCTACTCTACGAACTTGATCATCAATCCCTTGTTTTTCTACTTCATCTGTCAATATTTTTTGATATGCGGACTTTGTTTCAACTTCTTTTAACATTCTTTCTAATATCGTTTCTCTTACATCCTTTATTGTTTCATCATATTCTTTTATTACCTCAACCAAGTTTTCTGGAGTCGTTTTGTCTAACGCTTTATCAACAATGTCGATTTTTTCTATTTCCTTTTTAGTCGCATAAGGATTCTTCTTTAAGTTTTCTTTTGTTTTTTTTACTTTTTCTTTTACATCCTTGTAGACTTCTTCGGCTTTCCTTCCAGAATAAACACCAACTGCACCACCAAGAGTCAAACCTGAATATAAACCGTGTTTACCTGAATTTATTAACTCCATCCAATCATATTCATCTTGGTAACCTAAACCCATTTGGGTCAATTGACCTATTGTAGATTGAATACCCTCTTCTCCCATTTCAATAGTACCTGAAAGAGCAGTAGTCTTAAATGCCTGTTTCTTAAAGGTATTTTTTAACATTCCTTTACTAAACTTCTTCCCAACTTTCATTAGAATTTGTTCAACACCAAAAAGTTCTGCAAGTCCTGATAATGTCGCAGGTATACCTGCTGCTAGCCCATCCTCTATGTTACCTGTTCCTGGTATAATATATCCTTTTTCATCTTTTTCAGCTCCTCCAGCATAAGCATTGCCCATTATTTCCGAGGCTTCAAATGAAACCGCACCTAAAATTCCCAATGTTTTTAGAGCGGTACCTAGAGTTCCTCCAATTTTCCCACCAGCAAGGAAAAGAGGCAGTGTTATAACTTGCATGCCAGCACTCTTGGAATGTTCCATTATGAAGTCTTGTGCGTTCGGATCAATTAATCCAGTATCAATATATTCCTGTCTTATCTTTTCCCTATGATTATACATTCCAGCAAAGTTCTTATGATGCTGTTCATCTATTACTTTTAATATATTGTTTTTAGCTTCTCTTTCTTTTTTATTCGGAACATATGGAGAAGAAATAATTTGATTCTTTGCTTCTTCAAGCAACATGCTATTATAATAAAAAGGGACTTCTCCAGGGGCTGATTCTACAGAAGCAACAGATGAGATAAGACGCTCTTTAGTGAAGGGATCAAAAGCAAAAGATTCTTCCAAGGATTTATCAGTTACAAGGCTTTCCCATAGGTTCCAACCTACGTTAAAAGGATTATCAAATAATCCATATATAAATCTGCTTATACTTTCCAAGTCACCAGGAGGAGTATTTTTCTTAATGATACTTTGATTATGAGATTTTAAATTTAATTCAGTCAATAACTCTTCAAAGTTCTCGTAGCTCTTAGGGTCATTTCTATCTCCCTCAAATACACCTAAGTCAAACATATCTTCATAAATACTTTTACGCTCTTTCTCACTGTACAGCATAGGTAAAAAGACATCTTCGTATGGAACTTCTTCTTCGGTAAAGATTCCTTTTTCTAAATAAACTTGGTATATATCACTTGGGAAAGGGTTCTCTTTAGGCATATTAGTTTCCTTTGTTCATAATTTTTTCTTTCCACTTATCTCGTACTTTTAGAGTAGGACTAAAACTGTCAACTTGAGCAGGATTGTTTTGTAAAGCATCACCAGGCTTAGGTGCATCAAGCTCTATTCCCAAAGACAAATTATTTAACTGCTCTATTTCATTTTGGTACATTGTTAATTTTTCTAATAATTTTTTGTTTTCTTCTTTTTCAAAAAATTCAGGATTATCTTCTATTAGCTTTTGTAACTTGGTATAATAGTCTACATCTCTTCTCCATACAGCGCTTGGGAATCCTTTATCCATTAAACCTTCATCTATTAAATCTAATTCGACATCAGGGTCGGTAGCCATTTTTCTAAATATATCTTGAAATGTCCTAAATTGTTGACCCTGGAGTTTCTTTGTTAATATCTCTATCCTGTTTTGTTCAGCTATAGGATCACTACTATCACTTTCTTTATAAACCTTATTGAGATTTACTTTGCCTGTAATGTCATTTCCAGTTTTACTATCGGTAAAAGTTATTTTTCTCGTAGATGGATTATATGACTGTACCGCTACTGCCGTAGTCCCATCATCTAAGGTAACTGCAACTATTTTATCATTAGTTCTTGTAAGTTGTTGATTTCTATAATCAGCCCTGGCTTTTTGTTCTCTATACTTTTCGGCAACATTGGCACTTACTTCTTCTCCAGGGTCAAGTTGTCTATTTGCATTCGTATCTGCATACAGTTGTCTTGCGGAAGTCTCGGTTAATATTCCACCTGCTCTCTGAAGTACCATTCCTTGTCTATTTGAAAGAGTCCTCTCATAAATTCCTTGACCTCTTAAAGGATCATAACTTACCGATTCGGTTGGAGCAAGTTGCAGTCCTTCACCAAGTTTTGCATAGAGTTGTGCCTGCATAACAGGATCATCGGTAATCTGCCTAATCCTCGCTTTGAGAGCATCGGCATCAGCTACATTTCCATTTAGTTCGAACTTGCTATTGCCTAAAAGAACATCCAACCCTTTTACCGTTTCGGTAGCTCTTTGTCTTTCTAAATTTTCACCTATAATTCCACCTTGATACCGTGCCTGTTCATTGGCAATTTGTACTAATTGGCTCTTCTCTTCAGGTGATAAGTATTCATCTTGGTATATTTCATTTAATCCAGTTTGCAAAGCACTGTTCAAAGTAGAAAGGTCGGTAGCTTTTGAAATAGAATCGGTAAGTTTACTGGTATAGTCCCCGTAAACTCTTGTCCGAGCTTTCTTATCCAGGAATGTGTTCAACATTTCCAAAGCAGGTAATAATGTATTAACGCCGTTAGCCATTATCTTCTCTTTTATCTTAGTGAAATCATACTATTTATACCTCTGTTTCTTTCTTTCCTAAAGTAGTCTAAACCTTCACCCAAGTTGAACCCCATAATCTGCAGTCCAGCATCAACAGGCTCAGGAATGTCGATAACTTCTTCAGCAGGCTTCTTCAGTTTGTCAATTGACTCACCGATTTGATATCCGAGTATACCGCCTGCAGCTACATTTCCAATATTTATACTTGGAGAATCACCGTAAGTAATAGCAATTTGACTCTGAATTTCTTTGTTTCTTTCTCTAATTGTATTCTTAGTATCTTCCAAGGTAGATACTCTTTCTCCAAGCAGTTTGGAAGCGTTGAGTCCTCTTACTACATCTGCGTTTAAAACGCCTGAGAGACCGTATGCGGAACGATTGAACTCTCCTAAGTCTCTTGTATTGAACTGACGATTTATACCGCTTAGAATCGCTTCCTGTTCGTCTGGAGTGATTTTAGCTTCTTCGAGTGCTCTCCTTTGTGCTCTCAATCTTCTCTTCTCTTCTTCAACTCTTCGAGATTCCCCAAACAAACTCAATGCTGCGCCTAAACCTGCGGATATTAATTCAATAGCCATATTTAACTCCTATATTCATTTACTTTAGGATTAACTTCATAATTAATTTCAATTCCATAGAGTACACTATTAGGTTCTAATACAAAATACCAATCTTCGTAGTCTTTTGGTACTCTACTCTTTAATTTTTTATAAATTGTTTTAGTAGTTCTACTTTCACTTTCAATCTTATTCTCATTCCACGTTAGACTTCCTTTGAAGTCAAAGTCTATTTGTGTAATGTTCTTTAAGTACCCCATTGCATTTAAATTAGAAAGTAGACTTTGATAATGACACTGTTTCCCTTTTTCTTCTATTTCTTCTATTTTCTCAGTACTTACTAAATACTTTTTACCGTCAATAGCGGTAAATATCTTGACCACATTGTAGTAAGTATCTTCTCTCCAAGAATTTGTTTCAAAGTCAAATCGGTATAACTTTTCAAGTGCGCTATTGACATACCAAAGTTCTCTTGAATAAGTATCATAGAATATATTTGAACTTTTCCAATTTTCTTTGACAATGTTATTTATCGGTTCACTAAGTAATGTAAGTTCGGTTCCGTTTGTAACATAAATTCCTTTTGTAGTATGGAATATAGTACCATCTGGAGTTTCTGCTTTGTCATATTGGTCTTTAATCACAAACCCAACTTCATCTTTAACGGTAAATACAAAAAATCCATCTTGTGAATTGATGTCTATTAAATATACTCTATCTGAAGAAATTACTCCAATTGAACTACTTATTGAAGAAATCAAATGTCCAGTTACATGAGGAATAGTATTTATATTCCAATATAACTTGGTTACTCTTCCATTACCTATAATTGGATAATATGCAATTCCTCTATTTACTCCTATAAAGACACCATTGACTAAAGTAAAATCTTCAAAAGAAGTAATTAAACTATATTCAAAAGGATTATCTACTCCAATGGTTTGTGAAGAAAATATACCGCTTTTATCTAAAGCAGTAATTATTCTCTTAGGTAAATCGGTACTATAAAATGAATAGTTATATATCATTTCATAGTTGTCGTTTTTTTGATGTTTGACATATACTCTATGAGCAGTAACTTTTGAAGTTAAATTCCAGGGATAAATTACATCTACTTTATAAAAGTAATATTCACTTGCATTAATGGTTGAATCTTCCAACTTAATTTCTTCCAAAGGAATCTCACTTCCATCATCCAATAAGAAAGAGTGCATAACATAGGTTTCATATTCCAATGCACTAAATCCATTGTTTTCATCTGGAGTTACTAATTCGGTGAAACTAAGCCCTTCCAAATCTTCTAGGTCAAAAATACTTGTTTTACTACTGTCATTGTCTACTCTACTCATCGAATGTTCTAATACATTTGCACCAAATCTTTCATTCCAATATGTTGCACCTTCACTACCAAGAACTTCCATCTGCTCATCTAAGTCTTCATCAAAGTCAAATTCCAATTTAAAGTCTTTAGTCAAAGGATAATAAGCATTACCTTTTAGTTGGTCATATTGATTTTGGTTAAAACTCGGAGCAGTCATGAAAAATATAGTATCTAAAGCATTATTATGACTGTCTAAGATATATACTCCAATTGTATGAGCTGTTGCTATTGCGGGTACACCAAAAATCTTTATTAATCCTCCGCTTCCTTTATCAACTACTCTAAGTCTAACTGAAGTATGCTCTATTGTCTGCTCACCTGCAATCTTTTTAATTTGTAGTTTACATCCTAATTTATTTTCCTTTATTTCTAAATCACCTATGCCTTCGGTTAAAGGATAATTCCCCATTTGATAAGTAAAAGGCTTCAGTAATAATCCTTTTTCTTCATATCTTATCCAAAACTTAGGACTATACAATCTATTGGTTTCTCTATTGTAGTATCCTAATTCATAGCTTCCTTTATCGGTAATGAAATAAAATCTTCCATTGTAATTAATAGCTTGCTTAAAAGTACCTTCAAAAGAAAATGTATTTGTATTGACTACTTCAGAACCATCGGAACCGGTATATAATCTCAACTTGTTGTCTGAAGTTATAATACAAAAATAGTATTCTGGACTATATACATAAGGATTCTCAAACTTATCGGTTTCAGGATTGTATCTTGAAGAATTTGGATCAGCATCTAAAGTAATTGAATCTGCATAGAGAATTTCTTTGTCATTAGCATCAAATAATACGCTATTGACAAAAGTACCTACTGCAGATAATCCAACTGGAGTAATTTTTGCATTGGTAGATTTACAATATTCAGGACTAATACTAACTTCATCTTCATTAGTATATATTCCTTTAAAGTTATTTATCTTCTGTTTCATTTTTTTGTTCTTTTCTGTAAGTGATTGATCCAATTTGCAAGTCAATATTCTCAATGTCATTTAAAGTCTTTCCATCTTCTTTTACTATTCCAGATACAAAATCGTCAATAGCGGATTGTAATTGAGAAAGTTGACCTTGCACTAATTTCACTTTTAAATCGTAATTCTCAATTTGTAACTTTTCTTCTCTTGTTAATTTCCTATCTTCCATTGTATTCTCCTTTTTTTTATCTCCTTTTAATAAGAGTGCAGGGACTATCAAACCCTGCACCCCAAGGAGGTTACATGAATCGGGACTCACAACCCGAAATTTTACACTGGTCTGTCTTTTATTAAAATTGCTCCAGATGTATAAACGATTCCTTGAAATTCGCAGTGAATATATATAGTTCTTTCAAAACCACCACCAGAACTAATTGTAAATTTGAATTCTCCATTCCCATCAGTTATAGCGTGATTCAATCCAGTATAACTAATTGTACTACCTGGCAAAACTCTACCAGAATTTTCAGTTGCTGTATTAAATGACCATCCACCAACACCGGCATCACTAATGTCTGGATCGTTAGAAGTTGAAAACCAAAATGTTAAAAGTGCATTACGAGAAATGTTCGTGCCACCTATTTGGTCTAATTGTACTGTAACAACTTGTGATGTTGAAGAAGTACCACTTACTGAAATGCTTGGAAAAACTATGTCATCTGTCCTTACTTCATTGAAGGTTGCATTTCTGCTTGAGTCTATTACTTCTGTACCGCTTATTTGAAATGATAAAGCACTAAAATTATCATCTGTTTTTAATATATTTGTACCACCTTTATAAAGATTTACATCACTTGTGCCAATATCAAAATAAAGTTTTCCCTCAATTCTACAATCCCCACTAGAACTAGCTACAAAAGCACCGCTTACTTCAAAACCACCACCAGAAAGTTTAATAAATCCAGCAAGAGGGTCAGGTGCATATGTAATTCCTTTAAGACTAATAGTATTATAAGGAGTACTAAAAGATAAAGTATCTGAAGTACCATCCATTTTAATATTATAATTGCTAGTTGGATCAGTTTGTATAATACTACCTGTTATTGAACCACCAACCAATTCAAAATCAGTACCATCATAATCAAAATATTTTGTATCACTATTGATGATTTGAAATTTAGCTGCTCCACTATCATAACCTAACCAAAATCCAGTGGTAAGGCTGCCAAGACTCACATCTTGATAAGTACTACTTCCATTGTACAAAGCACCAGATACCCCAATAGTCTGAGAAAATAAATTGAATACATCTATTTGAGTAGCTGTTATAGTATTACTTACAATATTACCACCATCAATTACTGTATATCCTTGTATCCAATTTGTACCATCCCAAGAATAAATTTTATCTCCATCATCAGTATCGACCCAAATATCTCCAATTACTAAAGTACTACCATTACTTCTTGTAGAAGGTACGGTATCACTTCTAATTGTAACATTGCCTACATCGGCAGGATTAGTAATAGTAACTTTTCCAGCAAATTGTGCACCATTGGTCTTGTCCCACATAAATCCATTTGTTAAACTTCCACTTGCATCAACTGTGCCTATTCTCATCACTGCCTTTGAAGCAACTTGATTCTCTCCGAAGAAAAAACCATCTCCTTCAAATATATAAGTACCTTGGTTATTAAGAGCGGTTAAAGATTCACTTGACTGTATGACACCATCGGTTACATCTGAACCAATAGTAAGAGTTCTTGTGATATTAGCATCTGCAGTAAGCAGTAATCCAGTAGCAACCGAAGAAAATTCACCTTCAAACCTTTTCCAATTACTAGGATCACCTACCGGGTCTTTCCAAAGGCTTCCTTCTTTACCATTTAGTGCAAGTTTGTTTGTAATCCAATAGTTTCCATCGGTACCTAATACTATATCTCTTCTTAATTCAGTGTGGTAGTATTTAGTGATAAGCGAAAACTCTCCACGATAGAGAAACCCTCCGCCTACTAAGTCAAGACTTGAAATAGTTTCATTAATTTTCTTTTGTACAACAGAACCTACATCACCTACTGACTCAATAGATGAGGGTACAGGCTTATTAACTCCGCTAGCACCTAGAGTATTGCCGTTTGAAACCGCTTTCTTCGTAGAGGTCAATAGCCTTCTTATATCGGCAATTTCTTTTGACAAATGAGTATCATATTTAAATAAGTTTTTCATACTTTAAAGTGTTCCGCTCTTCTAATCCAGCCTTTTCGGAATACAGCTAATTTAGGATTCTCTTTAATTAAACCGTCGTAAAAAGCTATTCTCATTTCTACCATTGTGTTATTTAATTCTATTATTTCATCAAAAGAAAGCGCATTAATTACTTTCAGAGTATTCTTGCCAATAATTCCGTCTACAACTAAATGAGCACCAATTTTATTTAAACTTAATTGCAGCAATTTACTTGCTCTATACACTCCGCTATTGACAGCTATATCAAAGGTTTGTAAAGCGATGAGGTAAGGACGGATTTCATCTCCTTTAATCTTATCCCAATAGTTCTCTTTATAGATTTCTTTTGCTCTTTCTTTTGTCAAATTCTTTATATCTTCATTAGGGTAAGCTCTTTTAGAGATTCCATATTTGGTCTCTCCACCAGGGTCATTCGGATGGTTAATATATCCTCCTTCGTACAGGAAGATGACTTCAACTGCTTTATCAAAATTACTCGGAGCGTATTCGTTTTTCTCCTTCATTCTTTTTATCCTTTTGAATATGTTTATAACACTTTTCCACATGTTCATTCCAATACTTATCGCTTATTATTGTTTTACAATTAGGACAATACTTAAACTTCAACTTACTCATTATCTCCCCGTCAGCGTCAATATTAAAACGGCAACAGCACCAACAGTAGTCCAAAACCAAGTATTTTCATAGAAATAAGGCTCTACTACATTAGTCACGGTTTTAAGCAAAGTATCTACTTTCGTGATAGTAACCTTAGGATACCAAATTTCAATGTCCTCAAACGAAAATAGAGGCTCTTTAAAGCCTACTTTTCCTTTTACCCCTACCGAACTATCAACTTCAATAGAAAATGCCGTAGAGAAGCTCTTAGACCCGTTAGAATCAATTTCTACCGTATCACTCGGTATATAAATCGGTTTGTCCAAGTAAACCGTATCTTTAGTAGAAATAGTATCTATTTTACCAGGCAGATACACATACTCAACTATCGTCTCTACTTCTCTTTTAGGGAAAAGTTCTCTAAGAACAAATGCAATTACTATTGCAATAATTATATATCCAAATATTTCACTTAGTTTCATTTTCTCTCCTTGCCGCAAATGCTTTAAGTGCATTAGCCCCTGCATAAGAACCGTTAATAAAAGCAATCCCCAAACCCAAATTGAAAGGGTCAATAGCAGTTTTTGTAAGAATGAGTATAAGAGTAAAAGAAAATAGACTCAATACTGCCATTGCAAACTTTCTCCATCCGTACATTATCTAGTCCTCAATTCTTTTTGTATTTCTCTTAACATTATTTTAATCTCATCCAAATCTTCTTTAGTATCCATTAGAGACTTGTCAAATTCCACTCTGGTTATAAAAGTAGCCTTTTGTTCATCGGTTAAATGAATTCTCTTATCTTTCACATGTTCAATTGTTTCATATTTTTGCTTACTGTTGTCAAATATTCTTTCATTAAAGCTTCCTATCATTCCTGTGCCTATTACAATAACAGTAATAATGCCTATAATTGGAGACCACCAATTGAGTAAGTACTTCCACTTGGGAATCTCTGTAAATTCTTCATTAATTTTAGCCCTTACTTTATCCATGATACACCCTTAGAATATATAAAAGAGAATACTTCCAATTAAAAATAAGAATTTGATTACAAAGTGATATAAACCTATTTTCTCTAACCACAACCATATACAATCTCCATCCCACTTACCTTCACAAGTACCTATATACTTCCAACTTATTCCAAGTCCTCTTCCTATATTTATCATTGAATCAAACATTAGTATTCCAATTGAAGCACCTAATAACAAAAGTGCTATTGACTCTTTTAATCCTATACCAAGTAGATAAAAGCTAATAGGTAATCCTAAATGTAGAATAACCCTACTTAAAGTAAAAGCAATATGCCATTTACCCTTATACTTCTTTCCTTCTTCACTGGCAATAGGAGGCTTTGTTTTATACTGCATATATTGTAATTGTTTTGCAATATATCCGTGAGCTAATCCGAATACTATATAAAATAAAATCCAAAAGAGTAAATTGAATATTAATAGCTCCATTATGCCTCCACTAATCCAGAGTCAATTTTTAATTGATGAAACTTAGCCTTGCACTCATCTACATAATTTCGATAAGTTATATATTCTTGAGAATTGTGGTCTCCATTTGTAAGCCCTAACTCTTGAGCTACCGTGTACTTTTTCGCAATTTCTTTTTCAATGCGTTCATTGATATTTTTCATCATTGGGCAATTTTCAAGCACCGGTTTAATCTCCGCAAACGTTAATTCTATTGCTTCACACTCTGCATATTGCTTTGTAAGGAAATTGACATTTTCAGTTTGCACTCCCCAGTATTCATATTCGTCAATTTCATCGTATTTGAATACCGTGTCGCTTTCATCATATACTAATGAAAGAGTTGTGTGCTCGGTTACAACTTTTTTAATTTTGAAATATTGCATTATATTTATTTCCTCATTTTTACTTTAATAATCGTTCGCTTACACATAAAGGCTCGACCGCCCGGACACATGAGTATAAATGTTCGTCCGAGTGTAAAGCAAATAGAGATGGAAAACACCGGCATAGGGTATATCATGCCAATCACCGCCGGAAAGAGGGCACAGCTCGTCTATAAGATATTGATAGAAATAGTCTTGTCCGAATTGGTTACTGCCTCCCGAACTCATACCAGCCGTATCTGGTAAGCCTAAAGAACTTAATAAATAATTATTATTAGTCCTATCTAAATTAAATGGAATTACTTGTTCAACCCCATTACCAAATCTTTGTCCAAATACTCCACCATCTGCAAAGTTTGGAACTATCTCATCCATATTGGCTAATATAAAATCATCGTCAAAATGGTCTGTCGCATCAATGGAATTACCGCCGGTTACGGTAGCAATATCCACACTTTCCTTAAAAGTATAGAATTTGCCTTTATAAACTGTTCCGCCTGAAGTATAAGTCTGAACTGTTGTCGAAGCAATCTTAAAATTATTTACATCTATTACGTCTGTTACTTTGAATATCTTATCATTAATATCAGTCATACCAGCAACACCTACTATCATTACCCAATCACCAACCGAAAGACCATGCGTTGCAGCAGTTATTTGTACTTTTGTATTTACGTCTGTTGATACAGCATTTGTAATACTAACAGTACTTACTATCGCAGTTAATCCTTGCGCTAACTTCCACTGATTTCCGTTTAAGTCAGCAACACCACAGTTTTGTCCGTTGTGTGTTGTTTTCGCAAATACATTTCCAGAACCAGTTTTTCTCGCTTCATTTCTTGTGCCCCAATAATCATCGTCGGGTAATGTGAAAGTGCAAGTTGCATCGTTAATATCAGCACCGTAGTTATTATTACCCTTCGGGAAATTTGTAACTCCGCTCGCATCGTACCAAGCGCAGTTAGTTGTTGACGTTGCAGCTTGTCCGTGAGCAAGCGAAAGAAGAGCTAAACCTTTAGCAATGTAAACGCTCCAAACAGCAAAGTCGTCTCCCCTACTTTTTGCAGCAGCCCAAGCTCCGCCGTAAATATCGACTGGGCTTTGACTGTTACTTATACAATTTGAGAAGCTACCGGCATAATTATCTTGCGTACCGTTAAGTATTCTTTTTGTTGCGCCCGAAGATGAAATTGGATTACCGTTTTTAATTGAAGAGGCTGTACCGGTAAGTTGAGTTGTGCCGTCCCAAGTAACATTGGTCAAGCTCCAGTCGTACTTATCGACGAATACACCTTCTTTAATTTCTCCACCGTTTATGAACATACGATTGACAACAAAACCTTCTGCCAATGCATTTTCATTAGTTGGGTAGTCATATATACCTCTTATTTGTACGGAGTTGAATATCCATCCAGAATTAGGAGTATATGTACCTGTATTATATGAAGAACTAATTTTTATTGTAGTAGAATCTACTATTTCAGTAATTGTATATTGTCCTTTAGGAAGTGCAAACCCAGCAGCAAATTGAATGTACGCTTTTTCACCAACTGAGATATAGTTGTGAGCAGAAGCCAAAGTCAAAGTGACCTCAGTGCCATCTCCAGTCATATTGACTATATTAATATGAGTTATTTTTTCATAAAATCGAGGTATCCAGACCATAACGGAACCATCGGTTTTATGATAATAGTTACCATAGTTATCATCTCCAGGTGTAAATGTACCAGGAAAAGAAGATATATAATAAGGCACTAATTCTGGAGGGCAAATACCTACGCCAAAATTAGTGCTCCCAGCAATTCCTATATCATTTGTTGTGCCTATTAACGGATATAAATCAGATGGAGTTAATAATTTTTCCACATTTCCTGCACTTGTCACTCTATATAAGTTACTGTTCTCAGCACTAATACCAACAAATCCAGCATCAGGTGTAGTATGAGTAGTAGTCTCAACTACTTCTAATATTCCTCCAGTACCACTACCGTCATTCTTTAATTTAACTACGTCAGTAGCGTTAATTGTGAGAGTAATATTCCCATCTCCAGTTCCATCACTATCCGCTACAATATTAGTTGAAGCAGTATTCGATACACCACCGGTAGCTCCAGTGATACCAGTCAAATTAGCTCCATTACCTTCCCAAGTAACTCCACTTGCAGCAATAATTTTATTGTTTACAGTATCAATTGTGAATATTACATTACCATCTTTATCGTGCACTTCAAAGACAGTAGTTGAATCGGTTGTTGGTTTTATCTTCACTTTCTCGGTAGATAAGTATAGTGGAGTATTAGTACCATTTCCTCCACTAACTACTCTCAAAGTAGCATCAACTCCATTGTTGCTATTTGCTCTTTGAAGTAAATCCTTATAAGTATTTTTCGGTTGTTGCCCTGTTAAAGTTGCCATTTTATTCCTCTTTTATAATCTTATGGATATGGAGTATTGTCTTCCCAATTTGTATCCCAGTTTTCCCATACTCTAATGGTCTCATTCCAATTTATAATAGCATTATAAACCGTCATTACTCTTCTGCCCATCCTTAATAAAAAACTCATAGTATCCTCCTATTGAATAAGAATAATAGCACCAGAAACCAACTTCACAGCAGATATACTGCCGTCAAAGTGAAATCCAGCAGGGAAAGAAATAGCATTAGTACCACCGGTATTAGCCATTTTTGCAGATGCACCTTCGAATTTAATATAACCTGTACTTAGAGTTAAAGTATCAAAAACAGTATCGGTTACTACATCGAATCCTCTGGCTTGTATTGTATGTAAATTTGTATCGGATATAAACATTTTGTTTACCTCAATTTATTTTCTAATTCTTCAATGTCTTTTTTAATACTTGGAGGAACTAACTTTCCTTGTAGTTCTGCAGCTTCTCTAATTACATACTTAGTATATAATTCTAAATGTTGTTCTGGTACATCAATATTATCATCTAAATTAGTAATTGGTATACCACTTCTTGTACCATATACAACAAAGATATTTGTATTAAGATATGAATATACACTTGTATTGAAGAACAAGTAAAGCAAACTTGAACTCTTAGCCCAAGCAGCATTTGGAGCAGTAGCACTTTCCAAATAACTATTCAGAGTTTTTAAATCAACTCCTTCTTCTACATTGAGTGTAGCAGTTGTATCACCGTCAATTCCGAATTGAACAAAGTCAATAGCATTAATAAATAAATCGTCTAAATCGCAAACTACAATAAATCCATTTGTCCCTTCAGCGAATTTCGGTAAATATGTAACTGGAGTTCCTAACATTTTA